CGTCGAGCAGGCGAGAGAAGAACTCGCCAACAACGAACGGCAGTATTTCGACTACCTGCATGGGCGGGTGATGAAGATCAGCCTTCGCGGGGATGAACTCAACACCGCGCTATACAACCGGGACAACGGGCATGGCGCGGCGGAAGCAATCATCGAGGCTTTGCGCTCTAACGCCGGCAATGAGCGGACGCCGCTTGCCGGCGGTCCGCTCGATTAACCAGTTGGGCGTTACGCCCGGAAAGGAACTGAAATGGGTGACAAGACACGTGGTTTGTACGAGAAATTTACGGTGACTCGCAATGATGGGAGCAGCGAACCGGGTGGGAAGCACCACGGCTGCGAATACTTCGTTCTCGACCTGACTCACGACCCGCATGCAGCAGCCGCGCTTAGGGCGTACGCGGACTCGTGCGCGGCCGACTATCCACTGCTAGCTGACGATCTGCGCAGTAGGCTGACGCCCAACGCAGAGCTGAAAGGCGGCCCACGATGACGCAACGAGCAACCACGGCCGCCGAGGGCCGTCCTTTCGAGCGCCGGGTTAGGCGCTGGTGGTGGCGAGTGCTGCGGAATGTGATTGACTTTGCTGCGCTGTACTGCGCCTGGGCAATCCAGTTCGCTGCATCAGGCAGCCATGCGGCGGCATTCATTACCGCCGCCGCTGTCGGCCTGTACGGGTTGTGGTGCTTCTATGACGGAAGCGCCTAACTCCTTTTCGGCCTCACACGATAAACCAAAAACAGACGAGTAACGCTCAACCACGCTGTTTATTGAACTTCCGAGGAGCGGACTGTTAATCCGTAGGTCCCTGGTTCGAGCCCAGGTCGGGGAGCCAAATAATCAAAGACTTAGGCCCACTTCGGTGGGCCTTTTTCTTTTCTCTGTTAGGCGCCATCTTAGGCATGCCTAAGATGACCACCTTCTCACTGGATCTTTTTCATCAGATCCTGCGCTACCTTTTGCTTCTTCGCGTTCTGCTGCTGGACCTTGCTCTGGAATTCCTCTTGCGAGATTCCATGCTGGGCAGCCTGCCGGGCGAGGCTATGGATGTTCCCATCGATCTCCCGCAGTTGTGCCTGGGCCTTGCGGGTTCCGTTGAGCCGTGCCACGTCCGCGGGGTAGGACCCGACCTTCACGCCGACAGAGTTCAGCATCGCCTGGGTTGGGCTCAATTCACGGCCAAAGGCATCGGTCTTGCCGGTCGCAGAATCGGCCACCCCTTGCCAGGCATAGGTTCCAGGCAGGAGGACGATGTTCGGCGCAAAGGCCTTGTAGATGTAGTCGAAGATCTTGCCCGCCTTCTCCAGGCCGGTATCGGTTTCCTCGACAACCGGCTTTCCGGTGAATTGCTGGGAGTTCAGGGCAAGCTCGAAGATCATGGACATGGGCCCACCAGGCACCAGGGAAGGCAGGATCGGGATTGCCGAATGCCCCTGGCCGATGTCGAAGACATCACCGACCGGGATCCACCGACGAATATCCAGGAAGACCGGCGCCCCGTTCTTGTCGTTCCAGGGCATGCGGATCAACTTTGGCACCATGCCCCAAATCGAGCCGGCCTTTTCCTCGGGCAGCAGCTTCCGCTCCTTGTCCTCGTCGCCACCGGACAGGGCGTAGCCGATGGCATTCAAGGCGCCGGCCAGGAGCGCCAGCTTTGCCAGCTTCCACGGCTTGTTCTTGGCGACGTCCAAAGCCATCGGGACCGCACGGTAGGTAAAGGCCAGGAACGGTAGTGCCGTCTGCCGAGCAGCCTGGATCCATGGCGCATTGATGTGGTAGTCCAGGAAGGACTCGCGCGCCACCTTGCCCGCGGCCAGATCGTCGCCGCCGTCCTCTTTGGTCTTGAGCCAGGCGGCCAGGCGGAAGACCTGGTCTTCGGACTCGTACAGGGCCAGCATGTTCGCCAGCTCCTGCTTTGTCGCCTTGCCCGGCTTGCTCCTGGTCAATGCCTCCCAGGCCTCGGGGAACCGCAGATGCAGGGCTTTTTGCAGGGCGGCATAGACGCCGACATCACCGGTGACGTTCCCGGCCAGCCCAAGCTCTTTCTCGATGGCCTCAACCAGGGGTGCCAGCTGGTCGGCCTTGAGTTCCTTCGCCGCCCAGGTGCCAATGGATCCGCCCGAATCCTCGAAGCGGGCAAGGATGATCTTCGCCGCCTCGACGTCGGAAGCCCCTGCCACCTTGCCGGCCGCGTTGCCCAGATTGCCCAGGATGCCGCCGCCCTTCCCGGCGGTCGCGGCCAGCAGAATGCGCAGGGCCTTGAAGACGTGGGCCGATGTCACATCATGCCAGTCGGCCATGACGAAGTTAGCCATGACGTTGTTCATGTGGACCGCGGGAGAGAGCGCCGTCTTGCTGGCCTTCCAGGCGCCCAGGATCTTGGAGTAGATCTCGCCAAACGGCTTGTAGGTGAAGCCCACGGTTTGCCGCACATCGTTCCAGATCGGGCCAGGCAGGTACCGCCCCGCAAGCGCGCCGTACTTGGCCGGACCGCCCGAGAAGGCTTCGGTGGTCGGGACCTTTACCCAGGTGCCAGGCTTGAAGGTGTCGCGCATCCGGTCGGACGCCTCAACTATCTCGCCGCTGGTTGGCATTTGGCCGGGCTTCGTGGCATGGTTTTGTGCCAGCCACTCCAGATACTTGCCGACTTCGGTATCGTGAATCATGCCGTGCAAGGTCTTGGCGATCGCATAGCGGACTTCATCAATCTCGCCCATGGCCTCCCGCTCCTGGGCGGTGAAGTCACGCCACAGCACCAGCTTGTCGCCCTTGGTGTCGCGAACTTCCCAGGAGCCGGCCTGGTCCCAGGATCCATACTTCGCCGGCAAGGGTTCATTAACCGGCCAGTAATTCACTTCCAGCAGCTTCGGCTTAACTCCACCCGCGGGCGCGCCAGGGATAGGCGCTACCCCCTGGCCTACCGCTTGGCGCCGCTCCAGGCGAAGGAACTTCTCGCCCTTGAGTTGCTTGTCGGCCTTGCCCTGCTGGGTCTTGCGGTTCCACCACTCGGGCGCGATGTTCTTCACCCTGCCCATGGTGGTTTCGTCGGTCATGCCGCGGCCCTTGTACTGATCTCCCAGGATGGAGATAGCCCGCTTGCGCGAGGCCTTCTCGCCCTGAGTCAGTTCTTCCATATGCTTGCCGTAGGACCGGCGCAGATAGGCAAACTTGTTGCGATCGAAGGACTCTTGACTTAATTGCCCCAGGCGCACCGCCTCTTTTGAAAGGGCATGGATCATCTTCTCGACCTCGGCCAGGACCTTGATCGACTCGGGCGGGAGTTGCTGCATCAGGTAGTCGGCCGCCGCGGGATCCGAGGCATTCATCCACTGATAGGCCACCCTGCTTTCGGCCCGGGTCAAGGTGGACAGGCTGTCGATGATGTTCCCGACCTGCCGGATTTCCTTGTTGGTGGCACTGGACAGCACGGCGCGCCGGTCTAGAACGGACTCGGGAATACCGTAGTCAGACACCACGCCGGCCTTGACCGACTCGGGCGTGAGAATATCGATCAGCTGCCCGATCTTCCCTCCGGTCCATTGGGTGAGCTTTGTCGCCCCGGTCACGTTCGACACAAACTTCATGGCCGCGTCGACTGGGCGGATCCGCATCACCTTGTCGGCAATGATGGCGTCGGCCCGATCGTCGGCGGAAAGCGCCGCGCCCCCGCGGGAGTAGGCGGGGATAGGATGTTGCTGCCGCCACTTGCCGGCCAGCTTCTCGAACACCGGCCAGGACCGCTCGGCCAGGTCTTCCACGGACTTGTACCCGCGGGCCTTGGCCTCACGCTCCAGCCACTTGCCTTGCTGCTCCATGTCCTGCCGCATCTTCTCGTCTGACAGGCGGGAGAACATGGGTGCCATGATGTTGCCCTGGTACGTCTCGCCCTTCCGCACGAAGAGGCCGGCCTTGCGCAGCATGTCCAGGGCCTCGGCATTGGTGGCTGCTTCCAGCTGGTCCGCCATCCTGGTCGCGCCCAGGGTGCGGAGCGCCTGCTGGACCTTGGCCGCCAGATACCGCAGGCCTTTCAGGCTTACCGGCTTTTCTGCCAACTGGGCCAGGGCTTCTTCAATGGAACGATGAAAGACCCAATCATCATCGACATTCTTGTATTCGCGTTTCCATTCTTCGATAAGATCCTTGTTGGCGCTGGACCACCGAAGCGCAGCATCCCGGACAGAAGGATTGTGGGCATGGATGAAAGCAAGGGCACTGTTCAGCATGTCACCGAAGAAGCCATGAAGCCCGTAGTGGCCCATGACCTCATGAAGAATGACATCCCGTGCATCAGCCGAAGTTACGTTGGACGCAACGATCCAGACGGCATCCCCCCCAAAAGCTCCTTTTACATCACTCGGCGCGGAGAACGGAAGATCCGAGGACTGTTTGACAACCCGTACCTCTGGCGCGTTCGCTGCATCGCCCAGGATATTCTTGACCAGCTTTTCAAGCGCGGGAAGCCGTAACTCCAGTTCCTTGTCGCCAAGCGGCAGGCCGCGCCGGGAGAAGCGGATGTCGGGATTCTCGCTGGAGAATTCGCCGGTGTTGCTGACAGCAGATTTGATCTGACTTGGATCGAAAGCGATATAAGAGTCGTCGGCCTCCGGGAACATCTCACGCACTTCGGCATCCGACATTTCGGCAAGCGTATCCCCATCAACACCGTCAGGCCCGAATGGATCATGTGCGCCTTCACGACGATTTAGATAGACGATCCCATCGTATCCAGCCTTCTTGATTTTTCCTTGAAGCTCTTTGTTCAGCGGACCGACATCGGCACCACTCTCAGCGAGTCTAAAATATCTCTCGGCTTGCTTCTTTGAGATGATGCCCATGTCTGAGAGTTGGGCCGCCACCGTCGGATAAGTGAAGTCTCCATCATCAATGAGCCGAAGCGGATTTTTGATATTCAGATATACCGGAAGCGTATTCCTCTCTTTGTGAGGGAAATCATTAGCTTGGTCTATGGTTCCGAAATGCGCGCCTAGTTCGTTATTGGTTCTGAATTCATGAAAGTCGGCGCCAGTGTTGTGATAAACGACTCTTGGACTTCCTTTATTGTCCGACACAAACCCATCCCCGAACCACCGCTTGAACTCCGGTGATTCGATATCCACCGACTTGAAACGAGAGAACGCAGCCGGCTCGTCCTTCTTCGTTTCCGGCGCCGCGGTCGACGTGATGTCGGCCTGCAACTTCTCGGCCTCTTCTTCCTTGGCGGCCAGGGCCTCGGCAAACTCGAACGGCGCTTGCAGACGACCGGCCAGGGACTCCCGCTTCGCCTGGGCATCCTGGATGATCTGCCGCATGCGGGCCGGTTCTTTGCGCAGGTCGGAAAGGATGTTCACCGCGCGCATGGCCGCACCGACCGGGGGCTCCGTGATCGAAGTCACCAGGCTGGCCGGCGTTTCGGTCATGAGCTTGATCGATGCGCGATAGTGTTCCTTATCCACCATCAAGCCGGAGAAGACCAGGTCGAAGCCTGAGATCTCCCCGACCTTTTTTTCCCCGGTGGTGTAGTCCTGGGTGAGGTCCTTGAACTTCTCGATCAAGGCTTTGCCCCAGTCGGCGCGCTTGTCGTATTCCGTGCCGTCAACCTTGGCCGTGAAGTTGTCCCCGGATAGATCCTTGACCCGGGCGGCCTCTTTCTCTGCCGCGGGTAGGTCACGCTCGTTGACCGCGATGGTCTGCCCGGCCCAGGCATATTCCCGGTTCATCCGTTCCAGGTTCTGCTCGTGGTTTTGCTTCATGCGCCAATAGCGCTGGATCTCCATATTGAGGCCTGCCAGTTGCATGATCCGTGGATCTTCGGCAATAAGGGCCATTGCCATTTCCATTTGGCTGGCCTCGGAGAGATCTTCCAGCTTGCGCAGGGAAACGTCGCCCGACAGGGCCTGATTGATGAACTCCTGCTTGCGCTTGAGGATGCCCCACATGGTTTCGTCATAGGTGCCCTTCGTCGCGTAGGCGAACAGGCGCACCACAGAATTCTTGTTGCCTTGGCGGACGATGCGGCCTTCCCGTTGTTCGAGATCGGCCGGGAACCAGGGCGCATCCAGATGATGCTCCGCGATCAGTCGCTGCTGCATGTTCACGCCGGTGCCCATGTTCTTCGAGGACCCGAAGACGATCTTGACCCGGCCGGAATTGACATCCTTGAACAGCTTGAGCTTGGCCTGGGATTGCTTCTTGTCTGACATCCAGGCGATCTCTGCCGAGGGAATTCCGGCATCGCGCAGGCGCTTCTCCACCCAGGCGCGGGCATTGAAGCCGCGATTCTTGGTGACGCCCTCACCGAAGCCGAGATCGGAGAACACGACTTGGGTAGCGCCCTTCACCGGCTCCGGGTTGCCGTCCTTGTCATTGAAGACCAGGTCCTTCGTTTCCTTGTAGGTCTTGATGACGTTGTCGATCATCACATTCAGCTTCGAGTCCGGATCGCTGATTCGTGTCGGATCAACGAAGCGCAGATCGATCGCAGACAGGCGGCCGTCACCAATGATGCGAATGACCGGGTCCGGATTGTTCGGCTCGTCCCTGGTGGGTTTCCATGCGCGGGAGGCCTTGAGGCGACTATCCAGTTCCTGCTGGTATTCCCGGTAGGCTTCCGTCTTCGGCGCCAGCACGATCTCCCGGGTGCCCTTGTCCACCTTCGGCCGGCCGGCATTGTTCTTTTCGTTGCGCTTGTCCCCGATCAACTCAGAAAGATTGTCGGAGGTCAGCACGTCCGCAAACTCGCGGAACATCTGGATCAGTTCGCCCACGTTGGCAAACTCGGAGAAGCGGGTCACGTTCTCGTAGCCGCCCGCGGCATTGGGCTCGATGGCGGTTTTCTCGCGGCCGAACATGGCGGCCCAGTCATCGAAGCGGTCAATGCCCCGCTCTTCCAGAACATCCGGCGCCATGAATCGCTGCACCGAGTAAAGCTCGGCCATGGTATTGGTCACGGGCGTACCCGAGGCCATCACCAGGGAGCGGCCGGGATGCTTCTCTTCCAACCAACGGGTTTTCAGCCACAGGTCAAAGGCCTTTTGGGAGCCCTGGGAATCGACCCCCTTCACCTGGCGGGACGTGGAGAAAGCCAGCTTGCGGTACTCATGCGCCTCGTCTACGAAGATCTGGTCCACCCCCATTTCATCGAAGCGCACGGACTTGTCTTTGCCGGCCGAGGACATGGCTGCTTCAAGTTGTTGCTCCAGGGCCTCGATCTGCTGTTCGATACGGCGGACCTTTGGATCGCGGGACTTCACCGCCTTGCCGCTCTTGTCGGTCTTTCCTTCGCTACCGCCCGCCTCTTCGAGCGCGGCACGGTAGATGTCCAGTTCCTGCTCGATCATCTTGGCCTTGAATTCAGGGTCAAGATCCAGGAGCTTGAAAGCGGAGTGCGTGATGATGACGCCATCGAGATTCGACTGGGCAACACGGGCCACGAAGCGGCGCCGGTTATCCCCGGTGAACTGCTTTTCGTCGGCCACCATCAGGCGGGCAGAGGGGTACAGATCCAGCCATTCCTTTGCGAACTGCTGGAGCATGTGATTCGGCACCACCATCATTGGCTTCTGGATCATGCCCAGGCGCTTCTGCTCCATGGCGGCAATCACCATCTGCCAGGTCTTGCCGGACCCGACCGCATGGGCCAGGTAGGTATTGCCCTGCTGGATGATGCGCCAGGCGCCCCGCTTCACATGATCGAACACCTTGATAAGCTCGGACGTGCCGGGCAGGGTCAAGTGGCGGCCATCGAACTTGCGCGGGATGATGTTGTTGAACTTGTCATTGAAATCCCGGGCAAGCTGCTCGGCCCGCGCGTCATCCTTCCACACCCAGCGGGAGAACTCTTCGCGCAGCTTGTCCAGCTTTTCCTGGGCGGCCTCGGTCGCTACCGGATCGAATACCTGCTTCGCATCCTTGCCGCTCCCTTCCCGCTTGGTAACTCGGATCGGAGAACCGTTCAGTCCGGATAGCAGTAGGTCCGCAGCGTTCCGGCTCATGGTGCCCCAGTCGACGGTAGCCGCAGGCGAGTAGTCGCCACGGTGGGCGGTCACGGTCCAGTCGCCGGTGGTCTTGTTGTAGGTGACGGTCGCATCAATCCCTGCCGTCTCTTTCAGGAACTGGGCATAGATCGCGGGCGCCACCCAGTTCTGGCCGAGGGAAACATCGATCTCGTCTTTGGTACGCTGGACCGTCGCCACCGAAATCAGGGCGTCGATGTTGCGATTGAAGCGGCGATCGGACTTGGCGGCCTCCTTCGCTTCTCGCAGTTTCTTGACCACGTTCCCCGACAGGTATTCGTCGGCCATGATCCAGCCCTTCGCTGGATCCTCATAGATCATGGTCCCCAGCGCCTCAACAGCCTCGGCCGGGGTCATGGCGAGGCGCTGGGCGATCAAGGGGATGTCCACCTTGCCCACGTCATTCAAAGTCGCCAGCAGGGCGTCGGCGGGCGTCTCGATCTTCGCCGGCTCGGGTTTCGTCTGGAGGCGCTTCGAGAGAAGATCGGATTCGGTTACTTCGCCGGTTTCATCGTTGAAGTTTTCCAGGGCCGATACCACCGTCCAGTCGGTGTCGTCGTTGATCTTCGCCAGGAGGGGGAAGCGCCAGCGTTTCTCTTTGTCCCAATACTCTTCGCCGGTATCCAGGTCGCGGACCTTTACCCGCTGCTCGTATGGCTTGGCCTGTTTGATCGCGCCATGCTTCTTGACGAAGGCGGAATACACCTTGCGCAGGGCGGCCAGGGACTTCTCCCAGTCGCCGTTGTTCAGCTGGTCATACTGGGCCTGCTTCACCGCATCACGCAGGCCGATGTAATCCTTGATGACCTTGGCCTTGTCTTCGGACAGTTCCGGCCGGACGCCGATCCCGCCTTCCCGCTGCATCACCACGCCGGCATCGGACAGGTAGTAATTGCCCTCCTTCTGTGCCTTCGGGTTCAGATCGATCTCGCGCACCTTGGCCGCATTGGCGGACGTGCCGAGATCCGCCCGGATGATGTTCTCGGGCAAGTTGCGTACTGCTTCACCGACCTGGGCCTCGATGTCGCCAGGCTTCGGCAGGACCGTGTATTCGTTCTTCCCGTACATCGAGCCCTTGCCGGAATGAGTACCCAGCACCATTTCAGGATGGGCCGCGAAATACTCATTGACCATGAACTTGCCCTCGGGCGTGTCCACTTCCGTGGTGCCGCTCCAGGGCTGGGCCGCGGCAAAGGTTTCGCCGTCGACCTTCTTGCGCAAGAAAATGATGTCGGTCACAACCTCGGTGCCCGCGTTCTTCATGAATGCCGTTTGCGGCAGCCGCACGGCGCCGACCAGGTCCGCGCGATCGGCCAGGTACTTGCGCGCCTTGTCGTTCAGCTTGTCCATGGTGTAGCGGCTGGTAACGAATGCCACCAGGCCGCCAGGCTTCACGGAATCAATCGTCTTGGCGAAGAAGTAGTCATGCAAGCTGAATGCGTACTTTTTGTACTTTGGATCGGCCAGGATCTTCGTCGGCGCAAAAGGCGGGTTTCCAATGGCGATGTCGTAGAAATTGTTGGGCAGGCGGGAATCGACAAACGATTCGACCAGGATCCGCTCATCGGGGAATAGCTGCTTGAGGATGCCCCCGGTAATGGGGTCGAACTCCACGCCGGTATAGGCAGAGTTGTTGGCTACCCCTTCCGGCATGAGGCCGGGGAACACGCCGATGCCGGCGCCGGGCTCCAGGAACAGACCGCCCTTGAAGCCCATGCGCTCCATGGCGTTCCACATGGAACGTACTACTCCGCTGCTGGTGTAGTGAGCGTACTGGGTTGAGCGGCTGGCCTCGTCCCATTCGTCGGACGTTAGGGCCGCCTGGAGTCGATCGCGCAGATCCACCCACTTTGCCAGCGACATATCCGGCTTGCCCTTTTCTAGCATGGCAAGGGTGATCGGCTGCCGGTAGTAAACCGAGGGGTCCGCATCATGCGCAATGTTGTACGCATTCCAGTATTCCAGGGCGCGGGGTTCGAGCGTACCGCCCGCGGCCTGCATGGCTTCCTTCGCCGCCTGGAAGTTCTTGACCTTCTGCTCGATACCGTCCAGCTTCTTGCCGAACAGGGCATTGCGGATCTCGGACGCACCCCAGCCAATGAACTTCGCCAGGGTTGCCTGCTCTTCTCGGGTTGCTTGGCGCCCTTCCGATTCGAGGCGCTTGAGCAGTTCTACCGCTTCGACATTCTGGCGGGCCTTGGCATGCCACCCGCCTTGATAGGTCAGGTCACTGTCAGAGAAGGCGTAGTTTCGCCCTGACTTTGGGGCGATGTCTCGGCTTGCGGGAACTCCAGGTAGGTTGCCAGCGTTTGCTCCGTTGCCAGCGCCTTGGCCTGATTGAGGATGCCCACCTTTTCCAGATGCGTCCGGGCGCCGTTCACGTTGTTCTGTGCCGCGATCTGCTGGGTCCGGCTCACGATTTCCGACGAAATCTGATCCGCCGTTTCCGTCACGAACTCCCGCAGCCCCCCGCTCTTCTCCAGATCCTTGAACAGAGCCGGGTTCCGATCTTGCAGCGCCGCCTTGACTGTTGCTTCGATGCCCATTTTCAGCCCCTTCCGTGGGTCCTTTGTTGCCTGAATTATAGGCAAATAGCTCGCCTTGTGATAGAGTATTGGCATCGGAGGTAGATGCCATGCGAGTTCCAGATAAGTTTCCAGAAGGCTGCAAATTCGGAATGGATTTGTCCGACGATGACGGCGTTGAGTTGCTGTACGTCGAATTCCCGGACGGCAAGCGGTTCGTACTCAACGAGAAGGCGCCCGCGGCAGGCATGGTCCCCACTTCTTCCTGGCCCTTGCGCTGGTCCAAGATTTCCGAGGCGGACTTCCTGGACGCCGCCAACGCCGCAGCGTAAAGCTCCTTCTGTGCCGAGTCCGATTCGGCCTTCTCGGAAGATCCACTCGGCGCCGCGCGCGAGATTTCATACAGCTTGTGGCCGGATCCCATCTTGGCGGCCATCATCGCCGGGATGTTGATCTGGATCTCGGCAATCGTACCGTTCGCCGTTTCCACATTGACCAGCACATCCATGTAGCCGTCCGGTGATTTCTCCGTCACCAGCCCCGGCGCATCCAGGGTCAGATCCGTCTTGTTCTTGACCCGCTGAATGGTGAATTCCTTGCCGATCTCTTTCAGCACCGCCCTGGCATCATCGTAGGAATTAACCACGATGGTAGAGCGCAGCAGGTCGCGCATCTTCGCGCTGTCGAATTTGTTGTCCGTGACCAGCTTCTCGGCGGCACGGCGCATCCCTTTCACAGGGGCAAGCATTTGGCCGATCGCACCGGTGCGCTTGGTGATGTCGATGATCTTCTGATCGTAATCCGCTTTTGCTTCTTCCGCGCGCTTGAGCATCGGACTCAGGATCTCCTGTGCCCGCTGCCGGTCCTCGTCGCTGATCGGCGCAACCGGCTCTGATCCTTCACCGAAGAAAGACTCAATCAGGCCCCGCGCCTTGGCGAGTACCTCTTCGCCAATAAATTTCGATTCATCCTGGGGAGCGTAGTTGTCACGCTTCATGTCATACGGGCGGCCGTCGATGACAGCCGCCCGGGGGCTTAACACTTCTTGCCGCCGCCCTTCCCCTTGCCTTTCTTCGCCATGATTCGCTCCTTGTGGCTGGTTGAAAAAATCTTGCTGGACCGCTTTGGCCTGGGTAATCAGATCGTCCACATGCGCCAGGCTGGCACCGTCCAGCGCCTGCGCCGCCGCCTTGCGATAGACGGAATCCGGGATCTTGTTCCACCAGGGTTTATATTCAGGAATGTTCCGGAGGGCCTTCTTGACATGGGCCAGCAGCGCCTTCATGTCGTAGCCGATTCCCTTGATGCCAGCCTCGAACAACTTGACCAGGGTAGGCATGAGCCCAGGAAGATCCTCGGGCACCATAGCCGCCCGGGTATGCTTGGTCATGATGTCGGCCAGATCTGCCATGGCATTCTTGAAGTCCTGCCGTACCTGGTCGCGGGTACTGTCATCGTTGGCCGCGCCTTCGCTCCGGTGAGCGCTGGGAAACTCGAAGGTAGCGGCCAGCAGTTCCCGGATCGGCGCATCGAACTTGATGATCTTGACCGGTTCGCCCATCGCCATGCCGGCCACATATTGATGATGGCCGTCCAGGATGTAATTGTCGGAAGACACCAGGATGGAGCGGTCGGTGCCGTCGCGCACTTCTTTCCAGCGTTCGGTCTTCTTGGTGGAGAACTCGGCTTGCGTCGGCTTGAGGGTGTGCGGATCCACGCCCTCAATCGTTTCGTGGGTGATGCCCTTGCCGTCGAGGAACTGAATCAGGGCGCCGCGATGGTCGCCTTTCACCTGGGGCATTTCTGCCCGGGGAATTCCCAGGGGGTGAGACTCAGGCGGGAAGGCTACCCATTCACTTTCGCCAGGGCTTGCGCCACGGCTTTTCGATTCGTTGGGGAGCGGTCCACTTTCTTGAGCAGGTTCGCCAGTGCGGCCGGTGGCTTGGGCGGGGATGGGTTCGTCATTGACGGATCTCCTAGCGGACGAAATCAGATCGGCCCGGCCCGGCACTTCGCCGCCGAACATCGAGCCCTGGTTCGGGTTGCCTACCGCATCGAGAGCTTCCACATAGGCCCTGATGAAGTCGGCGATCTTGCGCGGGCGACGGATGTTTTCGTCAAGGAATTGCAGCAGGTCGCGCGTTTCCGGCCGCAAATGGTCTTCCACCAGGCTGGTCTGTGCCAGGGCGTCATGCACACTGATTCCCGCCTCACGCAAACGGGATAGCTCTTCCACCGCATCGAGCAGATCCTGGGTAACGTCGATCGGGTAGAGGGCGCCCTGGGCAATCCCTTCCCGCGACTTCGCCACCTGGGGCGCCGCCTGCATCATGGCCTTCGAGACGTTGCGCAGGTTATCGTCCATCGACTCGACCATGCGCAGCAGGGCCGGCGAATTGCCGTAGGCCTTCGCCAGTACCGCGTTGCGGATCCGCGCGTAACCGGACTGGGACAGTTGCCCACCGGCATCCATCATTCCGCCGCGTTCAGTTTCCGGCATGGCGCCGACGAAGCGGCGAATGAAATCCCGGGACGTGGAGAAGTCGCCATTCTCCGTTGGGGTCAGATCATCGAGATACTGGATCCGGGCCGCATCGGACTTGGCTTGCTCGGAGGGCGACATCTGCGCAACCGTGGAGGCGTTGGCCTGCCGGGCAAACTCGGCACGATCCACCGGCGTATTGCGGACCCGCACCAGCACGGGGTTTTCCATACCCTTGACGGATTCCGGTGTGATACCGAAGCGGGCGGCATTGTCTTCCAGGTACTTGCGGTACTCGGCCGCCTTCTCGGGATTGTCCCGATACACCCGCATCAAGGCGATCGTGCGGGCATTGCCGGATTCCACCAGGCCATCGGCCCCGACGATGGGGGCGCCGGTCGCCGCGTCGGCAGACTCGCCCAGGCGGGCGGGATCGAGACGCGATGCAATAGTGGAGATCTGCCGCTCGGACGCCTGGCGATCGCGTTCCCGCGGTTGCAAGGTTTGGGGATAGTTCGAGTTCTGTTTGAGGAACGTATCGTGCGACGTGGTCAAGCTGGCCGCGGGCACCACGGCATAGTCGGCATTGATCCGCGCCCCGGACTCGGTAGAAAACTCCGTGGCCTTGCCGCGCACCAGGGGAATGTCAGGGCGCGCCTCGGCCAGGTCCGCCGCCTTCGGCGCAATGGTCGCGGTCTTTTCCTGTTCACCGGTGGATGGCTTGATGTTGTAGGCGCTGGCAATGGCGGCCGGGTTGCTTAGGTTCTGCCGCAGGAACTCCCGCTCGTCCTTCTCGTCGGCGGTGAGCGAATCCTGGCGCCCCGCCTTGCCCTCAATCGCATCGAGGCGGCGCTGGGCATAACTGGTAATCGCCTGCTCGTCTTCCGGCGTGTAGGCGGGAGCAGAGCCCAGGACATCGGCGGCCGACAGGGGCGCGTTGCTTTGGGGATTCGCCTGCCCGCCCGCGGGCGTTCCGCCGTTATCGCCAGCCGGGGTTTCGTTCGGTCCGTGGTGGATCCTGCTGCTCACATAGCCGGCGCCGTGAGTTGCCGCGCCCATCGAGAAGCCTGCCCCCATCCCTTGCGCCACGGAACCGCCGAAGTCGTACTCGTCGGTCGGGTCAGCCTGCACCTGGGCAACGTGCTGGGCCCAGTTCTCGCCCGGATTCTGCAAGGTTTCGTCGGCCGTTTCCTTGCCGATGTTCTTTGCCAGATCCTTGACCGTCACCTGGGAGCCGGTCACGGTCTTGCCCATGGCCTCAGCCGCGCCGGTGACTTTGCTCATGGACCCGTTCCACAGGGCCGCCATGAAGTTCGACTCGTTCCCCAGTTCGCGGGCAAAGGTTTCCCGCCACTGTTCCGGGGTCTTCGATTTGTCCTGGATCAACTGGGCGAAGCGCGGGCTTTGTGAGGCCAGCTTATCCACAGGGATGGCACTGACGAAGTCACGCACCTGGAGATCATTCTGCGCACCGGACTGTACTGCTTCCGTCACCAGGCCAACACTCGCCGCCACCCGCTCCTGCACCGCCTCGGCCGCTTTTTGGTATGCCGCCTTGGCCGCGGCCGTCGCTTCTGCCCGGGAGGCCGTCACCGGTGCCGCGGCAATGAATTCATCATAGGCGGTCTTCGCCGCCGCTTCCCCGGCCGCGTTGGCAAGGCCACCGGTCAGCTTGGACGCAACAGAACCACCGGCCATGCCCCAAACCATGTCGGGCGCGGACTGGGCAGAGATCCCCACCATGCCGGCCGGGTTCTTCACCATGGCCGCCATGGTCGGCCAAAAGCCCTTGGCCTCGTTGATCGATTGCATTTGCCGGCCGACGACCGTATTGTTTTCCCGGTAGTAGTCGGCCGCGTCCTTGCCCACGTCTTCGAGACTCTTGCCCACGCCGGCAACGACATTGCCGCTCTTCACGTTCTCGGCGCGTTGTTCCTTGGCGAAGTCCGCAGCATCCTCGGCCAGCTTCTTGCGAGACGCATAGCGGGCCGGGTCATCTTCCTTGTCGGAGATTGCTGCCCACAGGCCGGTGACTTTTTCCAGGGCAGTAGCCGAGGGGGATTGAATGAACTCGCCGGCCGCCCGCGGCGCGTTCGAGGATCCGGAGCCCCAGGAAATCCCGGTGCCCTTGGCAAAGTCGCCTACCGAATCCAGGGCGGTAGTGCCCGCCTTCTTGATCGTGTCGACCACGGTCGGCGCCTTGATGGCCGTGTCCGCATCGAACTGCTGGCGCACAGAAGCCATGTCCCCGGTCGGCACCTGGGGCATGACGACTTCCTGAAAATACTGATTTCGCGCGGCTTCTTTCTGTTCGTATGGAAGGGCCTGGAACTCAGGGGTTGCTGCGACCTCGGTCCACGTCTTCATACTTTATCTCCAGAGCGCGCTGTAATTTCCTTGTGCTGCCGGTGCGGGCGCCGCTCCGGTAACTCCACCCGTTGCCGGGTTCTTGTTCATGGCGTCATACTCGGCCGCGGCCCGCTTGAAGATGGCATCGGCATTGACCGGCGCCCCTTGCTCAAGTGCCTGCCGCCCCATTTCCACAGAGCGCACGATGATGGCCTGGGCGCGCTTCTGCAAATCGGGAGAAAGGGAATCCATCGCGCCCTTGCCGGCCGTGACAAATCCGGTGACGTTCTTTTGCAGATCGTCCAGGGCCGCCCGGCGATGCTCCGGGGTTTGCGAGGAAGCCGTCACCTTGCCAGTGATGTACTGGACCGCTTTCTTCTCGTCGTCGGTACGCTGCTCTGCCGGCTTGCCCAGGGCGCCGTAGGCAAGCATTTCGGTTTCCAGGGCCTTGACCTTGACGCCAGATTCCCGGGCGGTAGCCGCGGCGGAAGTCATCGAGGCCGAGGCGCTCTTTTCCGAGGCCGCTACCTGGCGGCTCTTGATGTCATGATCGAAGGTGCGATCCAAGTGAGCAATCACCGCATTAGGATCTGAGAGGCTCATAACCGCGGCGCGCAGATCGTCCTTGCTCTTGAACTTTCCATCGGGCAAGGCAGAGCCGTCCACGGAACTGACGCGCTTCACCGTGATGGATCCGTCCGCATTGGGAATCACATCGGTTGCCTTGGAGCCATCGGGAACGTACTTGTTGTAGACGTTGATCGCCGCGGCATAGCCTTCCGGCGTCCCCTTCTCCAGGAGCGGAACCGCCTGGTCGACCGCGGCCTTGCGCTCCACGTTCTGCGCCTGGACAACCTTGAGGTTGCGGTCCATCACATCGTTTGCCGCTTGGCGCGCAGCCTGGAATTGACCGCGATTTGCCAGGGCAATGACGTGATACTTGCCGGCATTGGAAAGATCGTCGTCGGACATGGGCAGCGCATTCCCCTGGTCGTCTTTCTTGATAAGGGATTGCATGTACTTGGTGGTGTCGTCTTCCGCCGCCTGGAGCGACCTCTCCCGATCCGATTGGCGCTGGGCAGATTCAATCTGCAAGCCGGTCAAGCGGCGAGACTGGGCGCGATCTTCCAGCTTGTCGGCCTCGTCGTTCATGCCGGCCTTGCGATAGATGTCCGCCCGCTGCTGGGTCTTGTTGGTCTGGATCTGATCTTTCGAGAAAGGCGCGTCGCTCTGCTCGAAGTTGTCCCCGGTCCCCAGGGTGAAGGCCATGCGCGCCGGCGTGTTGCGATTCGACTCCAAAGTGTTCAGGGTCGGTCGGTAGGCCTTCTCGACCGCGTCCCTTTCCTCCGGGGTTTGCGCCCGCGCCAAGGCTTCCTCGTAGGCTTGCTTGCCCGCGGCGTAGGCATCCTCTCCAGAAGAAATCTGTGTCGAATCCTGCCCCGCCACGTTGGCGAGATCCGCATTCACGCCAAGTTTCTTGAACTGCTCCCCGAGGGCAACCCCGGTACCGAGTCCGGAAGCCAGGCCCGCCCAAAAGTTTCCGCGTCCCATGCGTTACTCCACCATCGAAAGGTTGACCCGCTTCCATCCATCCGGGCCGGTGAATACCGCCTCCGGCAGGATCTTCTCGACTTCTTGCGCCAGCACACCGACCGCCCACTCGCCCCACAGGTATTGCCACATATACCGGGTGAAGCCCTTGGCCGTCTTGCCGACCTTCACCAAGTTGCGCTTGAGGCGGACATCGGAAAACTGGGTAATGAGGGCGCCGGCAATCGTTCCCAGGGCATTCCCGGACCCGCTGCTGCCATTCGCTTGCGCTTGCAGGCCGCCGATGTAGGCCTGGTTCTGGAGGTTGGCAATTCCCAGCACCCCGCTCTGCGCAAGGGCCGCAGCATTCTGGATGTTGTTCGTTCCGCCCGAAACATAGGACGGATAGGTAAGGCCGGAATTGAATCCGGTCGTTGCGTTCGAGACGGCGCTATTGCCAGCATTGGTGCCGAGGGATACTTGCGTCGCCGCGGTGTTCGGCATGTTGCGGCCGAAGTTTGCTACGCCAGTACGAAGAGCCTGCCCTTGCGCATTGATTCCGTCACGCGCCGCATTGGCCGCTGTCGCTTTTGCCAGGGTCTGCCCGCTTGCCAACGTGGCCGCAGCGCTTGCCAGCTTGTTCGGGTCCATGCCCATACGCGACAGGCCCCGGACACCCATGGCATAGGAAGTGTTAGCGTCAGCTTCGGTCTGCGTGACAGCCTTGGTTGCCGCACCCTCCTGGGCTGCCTGGGTGATGCGGTCCATTTCTGAGGTAAGGGCCGAACCGCTCAATCCGCTGGTGCCGTTCATGATGGCCGCCAGCTTGGCCTTGTCCGCATCCCCTAGATAGCGAGATCCCACCGCATCCATCGCCGTCTGCTGCTCGATGGGCTTGTAGGTATTCTCCCAATACTTCTGATTCTGATCGGCCAGGGCCGTCTGCTTGTCGGCAGAATCTACCTGCTGCTGGGAGATCTTCGCCGCCAGGTCATACAGGCTTTTTTGCTGGGGGATGGAATCTTGATAGACCTGCTTGCGGAAGTCCAGGTCATCTTTTGCCGATTGATAGCTGAGTTGTGCAGCCTTATCGCTGGCCGCCGCCGTGGCGGTGTAGTCAGGGGGAGCGGCGCAGGCGCAATCGCAATCGAAAAGGCCGCCGCGCAGGCCACCCGCCCAGCCGCCCAAGATCTTGTGAATTGGTTGAATGATGCTCATGGCCTGGCCTCCGCCGAAACTATCGGGATTATCCGGCGAGCTACTTTGCGGCCCGCCACTGGATCAAGGGGGGTGATTTCTTGCAGCACCTTTCCGGTGATGAAATACAGGGCCGCCATGAGGATGCCCTTGTTGTAGGCAAACTCGTTTCGGCAGGTCGCCTCGAACTCGGCCCCTTCCAGGAACATGCAGGCGCCGTAGCAGAAGTGAAGCACCGGGCAATCGCCGCATTGCGGCCGGCCGGACCAATGCCAGGCGGTATCGAGCCGAGCCGCCGACAGATCCGACAGGCTGCCGATCTTGTGCATGGACTCCGCGCCCACGGTCTGACAAGTCAGGACGTTGCCGGCGAGATCAACAGCCAGGTAGTCCTCCCGATCCATCTGGCACTTCTGCCCCATCTTGGCAGCCGGCGCCCGGTAGGCCAGCGTCGAGAAGAAGTTGTCGAGCTTCATTTCGATCATGGGCACACCATCCAGCTTGCCGGTGATGGTCTGGATGAAGACGTTGCGCGTCAGGTCCGCAAGCTCTTCATCTGTCAGGCGGTGATCGGTATCGTGAGCATTGACTACGCCCTCCTTATTCACCACAACATCGCGTTCCATCCTTCCGCGCAACCAGGCCACGGCCGCAGCCGGGTCCAGGTTCTTGCGGGTCAGCACCGCATTGAAGCTAAAGCCGTGTTCATCAAATAGCCGCCGCACCAGGCGCACCCATTCAGGACTCTCGAATGGATCCTCGCCGCGCATTTCCTGGCCGGGCCCATCGTGGGAGATCGTTACCTTGATGTCCCATTCCTTGATGAAGTCGATCTTGTCATCCGACAGCAGGGCGCCATTCGTGACCATGCCGATACGGGCCGAGGGCCACTTCGCCCGCAGGGCCGGAACCAGGAGGACGATCTTCTTCCAATACAGCAAGGGCTCCCCGCCCCATAGCTCGATACGCTCCGGCGCCCCTTCCAAGGCCGCGGTCAGCTTTTCCATGAAGGGCGCCACGTCCCGGGTATTCGTTGCCTCGCCTTCGTGCTTGTGCGCGGCCTGGGAGCAGTAGGAGCAGGCGTAGTTGCAGCCCAGCCCTAGCTGGATCTTGAGGCGCACGGGCCGGCGAGACTTGTGCCCTGGGTTTCCCGGTGAAACGTGATGGATGTCCGGATAGATCACGCCATCAACGTAGCGGTAGCCAGGGATCAGATCGACCGGGGCCCCGTTTTCTTTTACCAGGCGGGATGTGTGATTGTCATAGAAAAGATACTCGATCTCTCCATCGGTACCTTGCAGATCTAGGCGGAATCTCATAGCCAGGGGCACTCCCTTTTGAACATTCTGTATCCAAGCAAGGCCTGTCCATTCGACGCGGCCCCGGCCATTTCAAATTCTTTGACAAACCCAAGATCGAAGAGGAACTTCCGCGCGACCACGTTCCCTTTCGGCGTTGTGGCCGTGATCCTATTTACCCTCAATATCTCGAAGGGGTAGGCGAAGATGGTCCGCAGGAAACGGCGCGTTGCCCAGCGCTTACTTCCATCCGTGGCAATGTGGGCATGCAGGTTCACGCCATTGCTCGAACAATAGACCACGCCGGCCCTGAGATGCCTTCCTTCATGATCCAGCAGGCCAATGCAATCGGGATTACTGCCATAGGCCAATGGATGCACCCCGAGCCTTTCAGTAACCCATCGAGTAACAGAGGGGCCGGAAGTTAGAATCATCCGTGGCAATGGCCGCCCGATTCAAACGGATCCAGCCAATAGGTGCAGAGATAGATCGCAACGGCGGCCTGCCAATTCTCCTTGTGCCTGACAATGCCGCACTTCTGCGACAGCGTGGCCTGCCATGTCACACCCAGTAGCAAACCCCAGGTCCAATTGATGAGCACATCAAGAATCCATGCGAACACGACGATGATGCCCGCGACAACCTTCTGTTCAATGCGCAGAGATTTCCACTTCACTTTCAATTGAACGTAGGCGATGAAGAGGGGCCAAAGTAGGATGAACCACACGGGGCAGAATAGGATTCCCCACAAGAAATGGACGATCATTTCAATTGCGCCTTGAGTGCATCAATCTGTGCATTGATGTCTTTCAAATGGCGATACCCCGGGTTATCAGCATAGAGCTGGGGTTCGCTCACGCCTTGCACCGCCGCTAAAGCAACTAGGGCAGCCATTCCTGATTGAATTTGCCATTGATCTTGAACCTTGGCGATTGCAAGCATCGCGTCAACCTGAGACTGAATGACGTTCTTTTCCCTACCAACCTGCCATGAAGTAACTTCATCATCAGTTGCTTCACGATCCCCTTCGGCACAATCGCCAACGTATAGCTGGCCTTTTTCATTAATCCACATCGCTATTCCTCCGCAACAAGTTTGTATTTCCAACTGGCAGCCGTCAGTGTGGTGAATGCTCCCGTCGATACGTTCTGTGCAGAAAAGGCTGCCGTCGCCCCTGTGGTGAAACGGATCGTTTTGGAGTCCGCCGGTAGGCTAATTGAGCCGTAGACAGCATCCACCGTCCGAAGTGCAGAGACATGAAGTTGATGGCCGACAGAGTATCCAGCGTCAGTCGTAGTGCATTCAATAACCAAATCAACGAACGAAGGCTTGAATCCGAGGTTGTGATTCTTTGATACCCCAGTTGCAACCCCCGGAAGCGTTGCAGTAAATCCGCTGTCATACCTGCCGCGATACGCATAGGGAACCACGCTGGTGATGTTCCCTCCTGAACTTGTAGCCTCCAACAACCCCACAATGGTGACGGCCGGGGCGGTCGTACCATTTCCGAGGTATACCTTACCTTCCGCAAGGTTGTAGGTGATCTGCCCTGACGTGACTGATGGAGTCCCCATTTCCTGACGGGTGGGCGCGAGGCCGGTCCATGCCGGAGTCAGCGAGCCGCCGGAAACGGTGACATAGCCGTACCAGGTCACCCCGTTATTCATCGCCGGCCAGGAGAAGTTTGCTGTGGCTTGGCCAGTGGTATTAACGTCGCCATTTACTCCGCTACCGCTTGCGGCAGAAACCACAAGTGGCGCACTGGCGGTAATATTCTGCGTGGTCAGGGTGAGTCCAACAGCGGAGGCAGGGACAAAATTTGGAAAACCATTCGCATCAACAGGACCAGCCAAAACGGTTTGTCTTGCTTGAGAGGTGCTCTGTATAGTCGCCGCCTGATACGTCGGCTGGGCGCCTGCCCCATTAGACGTAAGAACTTGGCCAGCGGCTCCTTCGTTAGGAGGGCAGGCGACGTAACCGGAATAATTTCCGACTGTCCATATCTTCGTCAGCGCGGTAGTCAGTCCACTTAGCTGGAATTGGAGTTGCTTCGTCGAATCGGCGTCGTCCTGAAGCGTGAAGTTCGCATCCTTCACAGTAACCGTAGCTGTATTTGCTACTGCTCCCGTTACGGTTCCCGCGCTAGTGGCGGACCCCGCCGTGGTAGCGGACCCCGCTGTGGTAGCGCTGGTAGCGTTGTTGGCGTTGGCAACGGCAGTTGCCCCAATCGCAGAAACAATATCCGCTGCGCTGGCCGCCGTTGTTCCCCCCGTTCCATTCCCTTTGAGGATGGAGGTTCCAGATGTTGCAGGGGCTGCTCCGATATTCGTTCGAGCAGCCGCAGGATCCGCCACCTCAGACAGGTTGTTCGTTCCCGCCATGATGGTGCTAAAGCAATAGGCGTCCGGCCGACAATCAACAATGTCGCCCGCGGTCCACGCTCGAGCAGGGAACCGGGACGAATCGTAGTAGGCGCGCTGGAGCGGATAAGACCCGTTGCCCAGGGTGTCGGAGCCCGCGGGCCGATGGTCGCACCGGATCATTTCGATGTTGCCAGCGTTGTCCTCCATCGTGACCAGGAACCAAAGGCCGGATCCGCCAGTCACGGCCGGGAATTGGTCGCCGGTGCCAGGGGTTACGGTGAGCGTATTTGCTCCAGCAAGGATGGACGAGTACAGGGCGGTCGCCGCGTTGTTACTGAACTTCTGTGTCATTGCAATCTCCCGATGATCTCGTTCACCTTGTCGATGATTTGGGCATTCGTGGCCGAGGCTGAAAGGGCCTCAACAGATCCTCCGCGCCGGCCGGTAATGGTTTCCACGGTTTCCTTCATGCGTTGTAGAAATCCGCGCAAGCCTTGTGGGCAATCCCGTGGCACATCCCCGATCCCTGGTTTCTTCGGTGCGCTCGTCATACCTGCCTCAATGAGTCCATGGTTTCACCAAACAGAATCCCGGAGATCGGCACGGTTGAAACCACGCGCACGGAAACCCGGTCATACTTTCTCCCCGATGGAAGGCGGAAGGCTTTGTCGCTAGTCCTAGTGGTGGAAAAGATCAATTCGCCATCGGCATATAGCTCGAAGATGACGCGGCGTACCCCGGCGTCGCCCACCTGGGTAAGCCGCTTTATTCGGGATCCATTCCAAGAAAAACTATTGAGCCCCTTCCCGAGCCAACTTCCTTTGGCGGAACGGCCAGTCACATAGCCGGTGTTTAGCGCCTGCTGTGCCGCTTGCATTGCCGCCAGGGCAGCAGCCTCGGCCGCAGAACTTGTAAAGTCCGCATCGATCTTCGCCGCCCCCAGGTTTGACGGAACGGGCAAGACGAATTCCTTGCTCCACCAGGTAACGGGGAGGCGCGCGGATTCGTCCGTATCCCACTCCTGGATGTCACCATTGCGCAGGACATAGAGCTTGCCGGTCGCGGCATCGTTGTAGATGCCGGTGATCTTCATGTCACTTCGAGAAACGCTCGGACTTTCCTGCCGGTCGAAAATCAGCATGCCAGCAATCTCGGAACTCACGGTGTAGCCCGCGTAGTAGCGATTGTCGTGATAGGCCGCGACGAAGGTGGACGGCGCCAACTCGGCCCACTCTTTCATGGTGTAGAAGGATTGCGTGAGCAGGACCGGTCCGCCCGCGCCGTACAGCGCCTGTCCTTGAGGGCAGGCCCACGAAACGCCATCGGCGAACTCGCAAATGCTTTTCTTGGCAATGCACGGCCAGGGTTCATCGATCTTTGTGGCCGACATGGTGGACGGATCCGTGCCCTGAATCAGGTAGGGCGTCCCCTGGGTCATGGCGACAACCGCAGAACCGTAGACGCCGATCCCAACAATGGGAGAGTCGCAGGTAACGCGGTAATCCACTGGGTAGGCATAGACGGCGCCAGGCTCGGAGAAACACACCTGGTTCCCGCTGAATCCAACCGCAGCCCCTACCGGCAGCATCTTGACCATTTGCATATCGGCGGGCGGCATGGCCCAGGTCGTCGTCGGAATCGGCTCCCCGATATTCGTCCCGGCTGAATCGGTTGTGCTGGTCGTGGCGACTGGCAGGTTATCGACCACCAGGTAATACGCCGGGTTTGTTCCGCTGGTCACGGAGCGATAGATCCGCTTGACCATGTTCGTGGTGTTGTGCGGCGCATTGCGCGCGGCCGTCCCCACCCCATCGGTGATCGTTCCAGGATCTGCCGCAAGGGCCACGGTAAAGCCAGGCGCCCCGACCGAGGCAACCTTGAAGGACGCATTCAAGGCAGTAGGCGCAAAGCCCGCCAGCGTCACATATTCCCCGGCGCGCAGGCCAAAGGTATCGGCGCAGGTCAACGTCAGGACGCCACCGGACCAGGATGCGGCGGTGATCGTGTAGGTGTTCGTCGGCGCCGCCTGCATGCCCGAGATCGTCCAGGTTCCATCCGGATGGCCGGTAGCCAAGGAAGATGCAGGAGAGGGCGCGGACTCTTCGCCCCACTGGGTAACGAAGGTATAGACGTATGCCCTGGTTTCGTTGGTCGAGGATCCGCCGCTGGGCGTCACCGTAGGCGCGGTCGTGGGCGGCGTTACGCCGAGAACATACCAGGCGGTAGGATACGGCGGCGCGGACGTTGCCAGAGCCTTGTTCGTAATCCTGGGCTCGAAGGAATCCGAAGTGAACAGGATCTTGAACGAACTATCGCCGGCGATCGGTGCCCGCGCCACATTGACATCGGAGTTCCAGGTAAGCCAGTAGTCTGTCCCGGCTGTGTCGAACATACGGAACATGGACAGGGCGCCGGCCACCACTGAGGCGACTACGCTCTTGGGGTAGTACAGGGTATCGAGACGGCCAGAACTGAGGCGGACATTCACCGCCTGCTGGGCATTCAGATCCCCGATGGCCGCATTGTCCAGCTTGGGGATTTCGCCGAGGAAGTCACGAAGGCGAACGGCCATATCGCCCCCTTAGAAAAACGATCCGGTAGTCCGGCGCCGAGTCCGGGCGAAGTTCTTGGCCGAGTTGCTCTTGGCCTGGTCCCGCGCTTCGAGGTATTTCCCCCAGGCGGCTGCTCCCAGGTTCGGATCACTCCACGGCTTGTTCTTTTGCAGCATCATCTTGCCCTTGATGCCATCGGCAATGTTCTCGGCCCAGTCATCGAAGACCACGTCGACCAGGCCGGTAGCGCCCAGGGCCGGCACCAGGGCGGCCGTGATCTCCAGGCCCGCCGTGATCGAGGTATCGGGGATGGGCACCAGCACCACATTCGAGGCGTCGTACTGGGTGAAGAATTCAGGCGTACCGGTCAGGCTCTGCCAGCGTTGCCGGTAATACCGCTTGAGTTCGTCCCGGGTTTTCGGGTCAAGCTCTTCGCCGTCGACGTAAAGCTCCATGACCTTCATGACATCGAAGTTCGTCGGGTCAGAAGAAACCAGGGCATAGCTTCCCGTAGCTGCCACCACATTGACGGCGGCCAGTTCCTCCTGGTGAATCACCGTCTCGGTGCAGAAGTCACGGCAAACAGAAACGCAGGCCTTGTCCACCAGGCCGGTCGCGGGAGATCCGGGAAGATCCGGAAGGACCCAGTCATAGAACTGTGTCCAGGCTCGAATCGTCATCAGATCCTCCCTGCGAAGAAGTTAAGGGACTGAGAGGAACGGTTCGAGTTGACATGCTCGTCATCCTTGAGCTCGGCCCGGAAAATGATGTAGTCCTGGACGGCAGGCGCGTAGGTGTCTGCCAGGGGGAAGACGGAAACCAACGTCAGCGCCGACAGATCTACCGCCCAGTTCCCGATGAACAGATCCGGGCGCTTGTCCCGGATCGTCAGGAGTCCATCAATCGCATACAACAGGCATTCGTCGTCGGGATTGCGGACCTTGTTTTCGTCGTTCAGAGGAAAGCGGGCCCTGTCTATCACCTGTTGCATGGTGTAGGCCATGGCCGCCTCCGATTAGGACGATTGATTTCCGCCAGCGCCGTCGCCCGTGCCACCAGCAGGAGCCTCGGCGGCCTTGCCCTTCTCGGCCTTGGGCTTCTTGGGTGCGTCGGCAGCAACGAAATTGCCGGTGCCCAGGAAGAACTCGATTGCGGCATCGTCTTTCACGTCGCATTCGAGCAAGTTGCTTTCGCCCTCAACCGGGACGAAAAGGTATTTGCCGAAATAGTTGCCAGCATCGCCAGCAGGTATCTCGGTCGGTGCGGGGCTGCTGCTGAATACGCGAAGTTTCATGGTGATCTCCAGTTAGGACAGAAAGGGGGGCCAGCTTTCGCCAGCCCCCGAAGGCCACGCCGAAAAATCAGGCGCCGTAGTTGGCGGCGCGATAGTTCAGGGTGAAGCCAATCACGGTACCGGCCGTAACCGCGCCACCGCCCACAAGCCAACCCAGCATGCGGCGAGAACCAGGGCCGTTCACGTTGTTGGAAATGGGCTGGGTGCGACGGCAGGCGGAAGTGGAATCGCGGGTCAGGCCAGCCGCGGAAGTGGCTTGCGCCGAAATCCAGGCAGCACCACCGGATTGAGCGGCGGTATCGATACCGGTACCTGCCGCATTCACCACCCCAACAGTTGCGGTAGAGGACGCGCCCAGGGCGTCATAGTCGATTGCGCACTCGACCGGAACGTGATCTTCCGGCAGAGGCATCAATTCAACAACGTCGCCAATGGCTAGGCCACCGGTCGGGACGGTATAAGCCACGCGGATCGAAACAACGTCCGCCGCCTGGGTCACGGGTACGGGCTTGACGCCGAGCGCGAAATCAGTTTTCTTGATTGCCATGTTGCTATCTCCTTGAAGAGGGTTATCAGAAGGGAGGCGGTTGCCCGCCCCCTATTCCGATTAGCTCGGGTCAGATGCCACGGTATCCAGGGCGATCACGCCGAAGTCACGGCTGATCTTGGACTGGGTACCTGCCAGGGTTGTGCCGTCCGTGGTGAAGCTGGTCTTCTTCACGCCGAAGATGCTGGACGTGGAGATGATGACCTGATTACCACGGTCTTCCTGGTCCTCCTGCCAATCGAAGCGCAGGCCGTTACCGGCCGAGCCGAAGGCAACCACACCAGCCTGGCGGCCCATGAACAGGGCGCGGGCTACGCCGATGTTCGAGGAAGCGCCGTAGCCGGTACCGGTACCCGCGTTGTTCGGGCGGACCACGGAACGGTGGGTTTGGAGAACGCAGTTGTTGTAGAGGCCCAGGGCACCCTTGAAGATCGGGTTATTCCGAGCTTCGGCAGCAGCAGCGGCTTTCTGGATGTCAAGCCATTGGCCGGTGTTGGTGTTGGTGCGCAGTTGGTACTCTTGGTAGGGGTGCATCACGATGACGTAATGCTCTTCACCGTCGAGCATGATGGGCTCAATGGCGGGGACGCCAGTGGTGCCGCCACCCATGGTACGGGCACGAGCGACAGCGCGCTCGATCAGGGACAGGGTAAAGATGTTGTTACCGGTCGTTCCCTGGGCCACCCAGTTTGCATCCGCGCGCGAGGTCGGGATGGCGCCGGTGTCGGAACGGGCTGCGAACAGGTAGTGGTCGGTGTCGCCAGCGGTGATCGGATCCACAAAGCTGTTGTTTGCGAAACCGGTATAGCTGATGGGGAAGATGTAGTCGACGTTGATCCCGCGGGTACCGGAGAGGTACTGGAAGATCAGCTCGTCAAACACACGGGCCCACCACTCAGACGAACGCACCCGGGCGATCTTGCGCAGATCGTGGATGGTGCGCTTGCGGGTCATGCGGCCACCGGTGTTCACACCGCCGCGCATTTGGTCGATGTAGACCGAGTCCGTGTAGAACTTGAGGTCTTCTTCCTTGCCGGCCAGGATATTGTCGCCTTCGATCGGCTGCATCTTGAGCTGCATGACCAGGTCGTAGGAGATCTGATCGCCGGCATCGTTTTCCAGGCTGGGCAGGGTTTGCAGGGGGGTTTGAGCTTCGATGCCCACACCCATGAACTTGCGATTGAAGTAGGACTCGCGGCCCACGTCGACGGCGAGGAATGCGGAATACCGCTTTACGGATTTCGCATCGCCAAGCCCGATTACGGTCTTTGCCATTTTTCATGCTCCTTGAATGTTGAGATCAAGGGCACTTCCTGCGCCCGCTCTTATCTGGAAATCAGACAGTGCGGATATTAGGTTGGCTACCGTGCGGCCTCACGCCGCGGCAAGGACGCCCATCCTTGCCTGTTCCGCGCCGGTCTTCCCGGCCGTTTTCATACGCTCTACCTTGACATCGTCCTTGACGCGGAAGGAAAGGCGGGCGCGTTGCCCGCTCTTTTCCAACACAGTCAGAACGACTCGGCCGCCGTCGATGGCGACCGATTCCCCTGCTTTCACGTCAAGGACGAGGGCCATAGGTTAGCCGCCGAGATACCGCGCCTGGGCATCCTTGGGCAGCTTTGCCAGGGCTGCCTCATAGGCCATTACGTCCGTTTCGGCCAGGCTATCGAGTTGCGCGAACTCGTCTTGGCCGGTGTCGGACGCGGCAGCAGCAGGTACGCCGGACAGGGTTTTCGGCGCCTCGGGAATTCCTCTCTTGCGCTGGTCGATCGCCTGTTGCTTCCTTTCCTCTTCGGTAAGCTGCTTCTCGTCGGGCTTCTTCTCGTCGGGCTTCTTGCCGAGGCCCAACTGGGCTTTCAAGTTCTTGTGCGCCTCTTCCAGGAACCACTCGCCGGATTGGTGGGCATTCTTCGGATCGTTTGCCAGCGTCTTGACCGCGGCATCGAAAGCCACATTCAGGAGCGGATTGCCCTTGTAGTCAAGCCCTTCCGCTTTCAGCGTGTCCTTCATGAATCGATCCACTTCCCAGGCCCAGCGTTGCCGCGCCGTCTGCTCCGACATTTCGGTGGAGATCTCGGCCTTGGTGCGCAGGCCGTTGAGCTCCATGATCTGATCGGACAGGGCTTTCGATTCTTTGCGGTATTCATCGAAGGTAATGTCGCCCGCACTGAATTTGTCGGCCAGTTCCTGCTCCTGGGTGCGCAGGCCATCCATGCGCTCATTGAAGTCTTCCGGCAGTTTCGCGTCATAGACAGGCGCAAAGGGAGCCGGATCATCATCTTGCGTAGTGGCATCACCCGCGGCGCCGGCGAGCGTGTCTTCGCCGCCTGCTCCGGCCAGGGTGTCGTCGCCAGAAGCACCGGCAAGCGTGTCGTCCCCGCCGCCCCCGGCCGCGGTGTCTTCACCGCCAGGAATGGTGTCCTCACCGGTTGCGCCATCACCCTTGGCGGCAATGGCGGCCAGAGTTGCGGCGTCGTCGCCCTGGAGCGCCAGGCGCTCCTGCTCGGACAGGTTGTTCAGTTCTGCGTCAGTAATTTCTCGTCCCATGGTTTCAGTCCTTGTCGGTTGCTACGTTAGCCATATCCATCATGCGTTTCTTGGCAAGCTCTTTCGCCGCCTTGAATCGCTTTGGATCCTTTTCGATTTCCTCTGCGCGCATTAGCGTGTCGAGGTCATACTGGGCCTGGTAATCGTCGCTTGAAACCAGGCCAATGCTCTTGTTGCTTCCCTTTGCCATGATGGTTCTCCTTACTCGTCGTCGTCATCGATCGCGGCTGCTATCAAGAGCATTCGCGCCATAAAATCCATGGGCCGTTCAGTCTTTGCCAAAGCAGCTTGGCCCATTTCGTCCGCCGCGGCTGGGGCGTGGATGATGCGACCGTCCGCGGAGAGTCCAGCAACAGATCCATCCTGCTCACTGGCAGCATCGCCACCAGGCAGGACAGGATCACGCAATACATTCCGGCGCGCTTCGAGAAGATCCCAGGAGGCAAGAACCTGGTCGACTGTCGCATCGTCCTTTCGCGCATCCTCATGTCGGCGCCCCCCGTAATAGGTAGGCGACTTCTCCACCACCTTGGGCGGAGGAACGTAGCTCGAATCTAGGTTGCATAAGAGAGCGGCAAGCATGGATCATCGCGGAACCTGGACGGAGAAGGCCTTAACTTGGCTGGCCGTTACCTGGTACAGGTGGTCCAACTTGGTTGTGCCATCAATGAAGGTGCCGATCGCCAGGCGCCCTCCGACCACGGCTGTCCCCTGTGAATAACGCAAGGTAGTGCCCGGGTCCATGATCCGGTTACGGACATCGAAGCGCCGCATGCGCTGGGTGCCATTCACGTTAATGTGAAGGAATCGGCCGCTGTTGGTGACAGGCGAATAGGCCCCGCAGGTCCCGGTCGTGTATGTCTCGCCCTTGTTGCCATAGACAATGTCGGCCGCCCAGGTGCCGGTCGCTGCCGCGGCAATGTCGAGCAAGTCAATCGCCGCCACACCACCGCCTCGGACGCAGAAGATATGAGAATGCCGCGCGTTGTTCGTGATGTCGCGGGTAATGCCATAGGCTTGACACAGAATCACACCGGCACCGTGGGCAGTACCGGCCGCCCAGGTGGTTGTGTCCCAGGTGTTCGCTGCAATGTTGTAGTTGTAGACCGAAGCCGTTGCCGTGCTACGCGCCAGCAGCTTGTCGTTATCGTTCTCGACAACAAACTTGGCCGTTGCGCTTGGCGTGACCGCCCAGGCTGCCACCGTGAAGGCACCCGTGGCACCGGCCGTATGGGAGGAAATGCGCCGACGCTGGCCGACCGCCGTTGGCGTGGTGGAGTCTTCCACGATCCGAACCTGAAAGTTCGTGTATTCGTTGGCTTGCAGATCCGCAGGCATGCCAGATCCGGTGATCGTGGTTGCGGATGATGCCGTTGCGACTATGCAATTCTTTGATGTGCCGGCCACATCATAGGAGCCGCCGCCACTGACAAACCCTTCCCCGGGCTTGCGATCGTTCGAGACGTAGGACTCGGCCAGGGCGATCATGCTGGAGTCGGTGCCCACCGTCGCCGGAAGGTTGGTGATCGAAAGGGCGACCGAGTTGTAACTGTTCGTCAGGATGTCGTAATACTTGAACGCACCCGAGGCCAGCAGCCCAGCACTCAGCAGGAAGATCCGGCCTGACTTGAATTCGTAGGCGTCGCCGGTCGCTGGGGTAAAACTCAACGGAGTATCCAGCCAGATTGTCGGCGTGGTGCCGCCCGTGTTGGCTACTACCGTGCGATATTCGATCTTGCCCGAGGATCCTGCTGCGTTGCCAATGACGGCCACCCGGAACCCAACACCATCCCCGCGGTTAGCCAACTGATTGACCCCAACAGCAGCAGGTAACGCCGCGGAAATAATAATCTTGCTTGTCGTGCTGCCAGCGGCCAGGGTGCCTTTCGGGCCCTGGGAAGGATGAAGCACCGCACAAGCTCCGGCGCCGAAAGCCCCGGCCAATGCAGGAGAAGCCAGGGGCATCCATTCGCCAGTCGTCGGATCCAGAAAATCCAAGGCGGACGCGGATCTCAGGTTGTAGATATAGGGGAGGCCGTTGACATCCGAGTTGCGGTTATCCCAGGCCATACATTGCCCGGCCGCGTTGGCGGCAATCATGTCGGACTCTGGACGCCACAAAGGGATGTCGATGATGGCCTTGAAATTTAGGGAGGTTGCCATGGATTAATTCACCGGAACAAAGTTGAAATCTTCATTGCGCACCAGGACCGGCTTGCCCTGGTCTTCCGGAAACGGACGATAGACCGCCCACATGCCGGGCTCTCCGCAGATCTCCCCGTTCACTGTGTTGAGACAGGTCGGGCCTTCCAGTTGCCAGGCCTCGAAGAGCAATCCATTTCCGTCGCGGAAGATCTGCATATCAGCTAATCCTCGATCTGCATGCTTGAGCCCAGGCCGCGTGCATCGTGTCGGCAACCATCGTATTCGCGGGAATACCGCCGATCTGCGCCACGTTGGTTACGGCATTCACCGTGCCAACCGTGGTTACTGTGCCCAGGGTTTGCGCACCGCCCGAGGCATCGATCAATACCCGGACCCTGCCCGTTGTCGAGTCAATGCTGATCGGGTTTGCAATACGATGGAGCAGGGAAAGGACGGAGCCCCAAAAATCGATTGGCAGGTTTGCCTGGTCGGAGGCGATCGTTACCGATTCGCTCTGCGCCATGGTCTTCTGCCCGAGGCCAGGGAGCTTCGCGGCCAATCGCTTGAACAGCGCAATGAGGGACCATGTTCCGGCGTCATCCGTCGCCGGCGTGTCGGCCGCGGTGCCGATGTCAGCATTGAGCGTTGCCAGATCAGCATGGAGCGCATCTTGCCTTGCGGCCGTTGCAGCCCCAGCCGGAAGCGGAACCGTGCCAGCAATCCGCATCACCTGGCCGTGATCGTCGCTGGCCGGATCGGCATTCCGTACCCGGGCGCGGGCGGCAGCATCGATCGGATCTGATGTAACGACACCTTCCCGGTGCAGGTTCGCGCCGGCGCCAGTCGTGACGAGAACTGTTTCCAGCTTCTCGCCAGTTGCGCCTACATCAAGAGATCCATCTGCGCCCGCCATTACCGGCCCCTTTCGATCCAGTCAGTCAGAGACTTTTGCTTCGCTGCGCAGACCGCGTAGTTATCCACAAGGCGGCCATACCCAAGGGCGATGTCCTTGGCGAAGGGGCCCGCAGGTTTCTCCACGTTTTCGCAGGGAACCATGTCACTTGCCGGTATTGGCCTTGGCACCGTTGGCTGAATCAACGGCGTCGGACAGCACCCGGAAAGCAGCGTCAGAGATACGGCAATTGCGTATGCTTTCATCTTTGGTTAGCTCCAGTTCTAGTGCGTGTTGTCGACTTCGAGCCGCAAGCTTCATCGCGGATCTCTTCGTCTGCTCGGCAAGGGCGATGTCGCCCTCAGTCTTTGTTGCGATACGACCAGCCTCAGCTGCCGCCGCGACCAGCTTGAGCTGATCGGCCGCCACTTCGTTGAGAGCATTCTTGTGGCCGTAGTAGTAGCTGCCGCCTCCCATGATTCCAAGAGACAAGCACCAGCCCAAAGCCACCAATAGCCATACGCGAAGATCCATTTCACGATCCCTCCTTCTTTTGCTCGGTGAGCTTGTTGGCAATGTTCGCCCCCGCCCAGGACACCATGTAGCCGGTGAACATCCAGTCCGTCATGCGGCCGTGCAGGGCTTCATAGATCAACAACCAGGTCGAGGACGCCAGCGCTACCAACTGCCCCACCTTGAAGAGAGACACCCGCCCGCTTCTGGAATCCCTGACCAGGTCGCGCAGATCGAAGTCATCATCCTTGGACTGGGCATAGCCGGCCAGGAAAGCCGCAAGGGCGGCCATCGCTATGAGGGCAAGGATGAAGTAGTCGCCGCTCACGGATAGAACACCGTATGGCCGGAGTGGGGCGCACGAATGGTCCAGTGCGACCAGCCGGACGTGGTACTCGGATGCTCGATGTAGATGCCGCAGGCTTCGAGCTTGTCCTGGTTCTCCATGCACCAGGTATCAATCTCGCCGTCCGGGTCATAGCGATCCATCGCCAGGGCTTCCTTGTGGGCAGAATGAGGCGCGCCGTCCGGGCATTCCTGGGGACGGAACCCGCCGTATTGGCTGCCGGAGATCCCGGTACCGGTAACTGGATTCGTCGGGAACCGAACGCCATCCTGCTCGGCCACAGATTGCAGCACAGAGCAGGCGACCACCAGCTTTCTGGCATTGGCATATCGCTCGGGCGTGGCGTCCTTGTGGTTCGCCCACTTGCCGAAGTAGTCAGTGACGGTTATCACCTATGGCCTCGCTCGATCAATCGATCCAGCTTGGCATTGATGGCGGTGAGCGCCGCGTCAATGCGCTGCTGGTAAATGTGGGTATCCTCGTCCTGCTTGTTGTCCCGCACCACCTGGGCCGCGACCTTTTCTTCCACCAGGGTGATGCGTTTATCGAGCGTCGTGTAAGCGTAGATCACGCTGATAAACGCCATGACCACGGCCAGCACGTCGCCGACCGAGATCTCCTTGACGACTTTCCACTCAACCGAAGCTGTCTCTTTGCCTTCGCTCATTTGTCATTCTTCCCAGGGGAGGTTTCAGGTTCTATCGTGGCCGTCATCGGTCCGTTCTCGCCCTGGATCGTGATGGTCTTCTTCACCGCGGGACCCTTCGCGTCCACCTGGACGGCGCCGGCCTCGAAGGTGATGGGAACGGTGATACTGGGCGCGGCGACAGGCGCTGCTGGTGCAGCCTTCTCGCCTTTGTCGGTCTTCGCGTCGGCCGTCTTGAGATCCACGATCTGCTTTTGCAGGCCCTCTACCAGCTTTGCCATGCGTTCCTCAACGGCGCGGACCGCGGCTTCTGAGTCCTTCTCGATCCTTGCAATGCGCTCGTTTGACTCGGCCGCAATACGGGCGGCTTCGATCGTGGCCTCTCTCTCGGCACGGGCCCGCATTGTCTCGGCCGCATTGCGCAGTTCCTGGACGGCGGCCTCGGAATCTGATCGAGCGTTCGCCGTGACCCGGGCCGCTTCCACCGTGGCCTGGTACTTGTTGCCCATGTCCTGAATCTGTTTGTCCGCATCGGCGCGCACCTGGGCGACCTCTTCCTGGGCCGCCGCGATCTGCCTTGCCGCTTCGCCCTGGATCTCCTGCAACTGCTGGGCCATCGCCCCGCCGTCGCCCCCCGTGCCGATACGGGCCATGATTTCCTGGGCTTCGGCGTTGAGCTTGTTCACCTTGGCTTCTTTCTCGGCCAGGGTAAGCTCGGCGTCTCGCTGTTGTAGCTGAGCCTGGGCCGCGGCGGCTTGTTGCGCCTGGGCGATCTGTGCCTGCTCTTCCGGTGACAGCTTGGCGCCCGGATCGATCTCGCCGGTGATCTTGCGGATCCGCGCCACGATCTCGTCCTTGTTCGGCACATCGGAGAATTCGATGACCAGGTCGAGCATTCGCATACCGACATCGGGCGGCAGCTTGCTCACCATTTCCAGCATTTCCGAGAACATGGATTGCCGCATGGTGGCGTGGAAGTCCTGCTCGTCCACCACGAAATCGGCCGCGCTCTGCGTGACGTCGTTCTCGAACTGGATAGATCCGTCATCAACCACCTTGGGCTGATTGATCTTCACCCATTCGAGGGCTCCCTTGTTGCCGGTGAGGCGGATCTGCTTCGGCACGGGCATGAACTGTTCGACCAGGGAAAGCTGGTTTTCCCCCTGGATCTGAGTCGCCATACGCAGATTGTCGAAAGGCTCCGCATTGACGACCGAGCCTTGCAGTTGGCGGGCCTCAATGGCGCGGCCGGACTGGGCATTCGTCGCCCGGCCTAGTTGCTCGTCGGTAATCCCGCCCGCGTCCTGGATCTTCTGTGCGTCGAACTGGGCCAGGCCGATATGCTGCTCGGCCAGGGCATTGTCGCGCCTGATCTCAAGCTCTTTGCCCTTGTTCCTGACGATGATGCCGTCCGGCTTGGCTACCTCTTCGGCCAGTTCGTCCAGATCATCGACAGCGCCGTTCTCCATGATGACCTGATTCGAGGCCAGGATGTGCTGGGCCTTCGACATGCGCTTGTTCAAGTCCTCCTGGGGATCCCGAATGTTCCGGATGATCCCGTAGGGCGCGTTGTCCCGGCCGCGGCGGTAACACCATATCGGCGTGAGCGGGAACCGGCCATGGCGATACGGGCTTACCCCTTCTTGCAGCAGCGCACCATCTACAAAGATGGCAAGGCGCATCTGCATCTGGATGGAATCGACCGTAGAACACAGTCCGCGCTCGATCGCGGCGCGCATTTCCGGATGGTTCGGATCGTAGGGCTGGCCGTCGAACTTGCCACCGCCGCGGATCATTTTCAGCATCGCCGGCTTGCGGTACCAGCACTCATAGAGGCGGACCCGGGAGCGACGATTCGAGGCCAGCAACGCATCGGAGGTATAGACCCGGCGCCCGATCTGTTCCCCACGCTGGTCATACTCGCGGAAGTTGGTACCCATGTACCAAAAGTCATCCTCGGCCTCGGCGCCCATGCGCTCGGAGTTGATGGCCGCGGCGCGGATCCGGGCGGCACGATCGGGGAACATGGTCAGGCCGACATCCAGATCCACCCACTTCCAGCGGAACAGATAGCGCGCATCGCTCATGTCGGGCTGGACCGACATGGAATCGTAGATCACGTTGCGCCAGCTCTCGTAGCCCGAGTAGATGGGCTCCTTGTCAGCGTCGCTACGGACGCCGTCTTCGAGCCAGCCCACCCCGCCCTTGATGGCGTCGGCAAAAGCACGGGAACGGGCAAAGCCGGTGCGGTTCACGTCCGCCAGGTACTTGAGGATCTTGGTCTTGACGACCGCCAGGTCCTCCTGGTCTTCTTCCCTGGGCAATACCTTGAAGTCGATCCGGGTCCGCTTCTCTGTCCCAGTCACCCAGTCCACCGTCGGCTTCACCAGGTTGTAGACGAGGGGCGCCTGCTTGCGCTCGTTCAGTACCAGGATGTCCTCTTCGGACCATTGCAGGCCATCGTAGAAATCATGATCGAGGGCCATCTGGAAACGGTTGGCAGCCTGCTTCTGCCGCTCGATCTCCAGCCACTCTTCCAGCTTGGACAGGAGCTTCTGACTCTCTTCGCTATCCAGTGGATTGTCGGGCGCATCGACCGCCCCTTCGCTGCTGGTCTGCTCCAGCCATGCGTCCAGGCCGTTCGGATTTGACTTGCCCCGCGGGGCTTCGATTACCTGGGCGCCCATCAGACTTCAAACTCCGCAACCTTGTCGCCGTCCACCTTGATGGTCATTTCCCCGGAGCCGGTAGATTCTTTCGGCTTCACCGGCATGGGCGGCATTTCGATCAGATCCGGGAGCGAGTCATTCATGATGCGGGCGACCTTCATCACCACACCCTTGTCATCCCCCAGGCCCATGATCTCGCAAGCCTTGTAGGCCTTCTCGACCAGGATCTCGTCTTCGGCATACTCCCAGGCGCATGACAGGGGAACGGCAAAGGGAGTAACGCCAGGACCGCGGCGGAAGGTGGGGAAGAGAACCATGCAAGGCTCGTTGTTGAGCCAATGAAAGGCGACCGATATATCGCCGTGGGTCCGCTTGCGATAGCAGTTTCCGCCGCCGAGAATGATAGGCATAACCCGCTCCTGTGCTTGATGGGAGCGGATGTTAGAGTTCCTACCGTGCGGCCCTACTTGTCCAACATACGGGCTTGTCCAACATTATTGGACAGATGGACAGGCGCCAGGCTTTGCCACATAATTGCCCGGCATACCATGGAACTAGGAGGAATTAACGTGCGTTACCTATTGATTGCACTTGCCTTTGCCCTTACCGGATGCGCGGCGCAAGTCACCGCGGCAGGCGGACGTACCGTAGTAGTAGATGCAGGATTTCCAGACCCCGGCCTGGAGAAGGCGATTGCCATGGCCGACGCGGAATGTCAGAAGCGCGGACTGTCAGCCAGGGTCCAGGCCATCACCAACCCGACATCGAACAAGTACGTTTTCGAGTGCGTCCGGCAGTAGGATTTCATGCCGTCCTCCAGCTTCCGCCCGTGCGCCTCGGCTTTGTTTTCACTTCCGTAGTCATCACATCCTGCCCCGAGTTCTCCAGGTAGCGCGTGGTATCCATCAAGTGATCGTTTTCCTTGACGATCTTTCCCTTGTCGTCGCGACGGTAGATCCGGTACTCGCCCAGCCAGTTGACCAGGGTCTTAAACACCTTCATTCGCCCGGTCGATAGCCGTTGATATACCCGATGGATCCCGGCCTCGACTGAGTTGTCGGCCGGGGTCAAGTTCAGGCCTAGCTCTTCGTACATATCGAGCAGCCTTTCCCCATCGTCTTGGGTACGGCCACGGGCGGCCGGATCGATCACGCCAGGGATCCACTTGCCCTTAGCCTTGATGGCGTCGGCGTGGACGCTTGGCTCTGCCTGCCCGCGGTAATGCTCGGCATACAGGTACCAGGTATCCGTTTCCCGGTCATAGGCGCCCCACGTTGCCGCGGTACGCTTCCAGCCCACGTCCATTGAGAAGGCCCTGGGCCAGTGATCTGGCAAGGCAAAGGGTTCGCAGACGATCTCTTCTTCTGGAATCGGGTAGATGGCGCCGGATCCGATTGAGGGGATGCCCTTCGATCGAGCCTCACGCAAATGGACCTCGGACTCGGCATACATCCGTTTCTTGGCTTCGGCCGACAGGTGGGGTACATCTTCCCAGCCGGCCATCACCAGGGCGCGATCGTCGTCCGCTACGGTGCGGTTGCCATCGGTCGGCGGCCGGCCCTCGGCCAAGTAGGTCAATACGATCTTGGTAAGCCCCTTCAACGGGGTGAATGTCTCGATCAACAGGCCGTGCGTGGTCATCAGGCGCAGGGCGCACTCGGCGCGGATCCCTTCGTCGGATTCTTCATCGAGCCAGATGACGTGCTTCTCTGTCCCCTGGAAGGACTTGCGCCCCTGTTCGTAGGACTTGAAGCCCAGGCGGGAAATCCCCGCCGTCTCATACGTCCCGGATTTCTTCTCCCGCCAGCGCTGCACATCAACGTAGTCGCAAGCGTAGTTCGAGTTTTTCCGATAGACCACCTTGAGCAGGTCGTCGCCCGGGATCATGCCGGTGCCCTCTTCGCCATAGGGCCCGACCATCTTCCCCTGGATAATGTCGCGCACGGTTTCCCCGGTATCGCCGGCTGCCCAGGCATCAACGGGCTCATTGAATCGGCGCCCTTCCCACCAGGGCGGATACTTCCCGGTCAGGTGGCAAGTGACTTCGTACCCGCCGCCGCCTTCGGTCTTGCCTACCCGGTTCGCAGCCATGAAGCAGCGCGTCGAGTAATTGGCACCCAAGCGAAAAAACTCCAGGTGTCGAGGGTAAAGCTCCCGGCGCAAGGGCCCCTCGTCCGGGAAGTAGGTGGCGATCTTGTTCCTCTGCCGCTTGAATCTGGCCGCCTCGATGTCGTCCAGCAGCGCCAACAGGCTAGTGCGTGACAGGCTTGATAGGTCCAGTATTTCCAACTGTTCCAATTTGAATCCCCTCTTCTGCCAGGCGTCGGCGTACCCGTTCCCGTAGTTCCTCGTCGCTCATGCGGTCGCGCTCGTCCTCGATCTTGATTTGATCCTTGAACATGCCGACCTCTTTTCCCAGCAATTCAAGGGCACGATTCGCCGCAGCCAGGTTCTGCTCATATATCCCGGTCGGGTTCCCTTTGCGATCGAAGACAGGGACCGCCTGCTTTGCCATGGCGACGTTCTCCATCAACTGATCTATTACCCAGGCACGTTCGAGGGCGGTCTTCTCGATTGCTCTCTCCCGGGCGGGCTCTTCGATGGTCCGTTGCAGTTCGCTCACCCGATTAGCAATTTCAACATTCTTGAGCAAACGGTTAGCAGACTGGGCCGCTCCGTGTTCGGAGTACCCGGCTGCTACGTAGGCCTGGGGCGGAGTTTTGCCATTTGCGACGAGTTGCGCAAAATGCTCGTGCCGCTTGTTCTTTAAGATGCCCATGGGATTTGTTTCACGGTTCCTTGCGATTCACCGGTCCGTACAGGGGATCAAACAACCCTCCCAGGTCCTGCCGGGTTTCCTGGTCCATCCAGAACAGGCCGTCCTTGTCGATCGCGTCCGCCTCCTGGTTCAGTTCCCACTCTGCCAGGTCCCGCTCGGCGTGAGTGATCCGCTCCAGGTGGTTTCCGATCTCAATGATCCAGTCGCCAACGTCACGGAAAGCCTGCTGGATGGCATGCAGGGCCCGCAGCTTGAAGGGGGCGCGAGTCATTCCTCGTCGTCCTCCAGGGCTTCGCGCTCTTCTTCGGTGAGCTTGTCCAGGACCTCGGGCGCAATGCGCTTGGCCTCCCGCAGGAGATCCTGGGTTGCCTTCTTGCCGGCCTCGATTGCCACGGCATTGTGTTCGTCCAGATCGTCAGCCATCTTCGGTTTCCTCTTCGTCGTCGGTTAAAGGTTCGGGGGCCGGGCACGGACCGCGGAGCCATGCGGGCAACGCCATGGGATCCACTTCGGCGGGCACGGAATACACGGACACGGGCTTTTCTACCCGGTCATACTTCACTTCCACATGCCCGGCCTTTCGGAGCCTGGGCTTGGGCTCGGCAGCCAGGGCTGCGATGATCCTGGTCGTCACGGCCACGGGCCAGCCACAAGCGGCGGCAACCTGGGCCGCCGTCATGGCCTTGTTCTTTCGGAAAGCCAGCAGGACCTTTTTCTTTCTGGCCTCCCGCTGCATTGATCTCCCCTTTACCGGCATCGCTTCCTCTCCCCTGGTCATGCCGCCTGCTGAATGAACGTCTGCTCAATGAAGTTCGCCAGGCCGTCCCGGCGAACGGGCTGGAGGTTTCCGGCACCACGGGCGACGATCAACCTGGCCTGGAGTAAAAGCTCTTCTTCCGTTCCATACGCCGCCTCGAAGCGCGATTTATCGGGATGCCGGGACCATTCGCCGCTGGCCCTGGGGGCGTTTTGATGGTGCCCGGGATCGCAGAGGGGGATGGTGTGAAGGTGCCCAATACGGACGCCACCGCTAAGTAGATGATGGACCGCGGCCGGGACATATCCCCTCCCCTGGTTTCGACAAACGATGCAGCCGAGATCGGAAATGGCGGCCATCCAGGCGGCCTCGATCTTGGTAGGCGTGGTGGTGGACTTTCCCTTTTTCATGGGCCAAGCTCCCCTTCAAGCCCGTACTTTTTCAGTTCCTGGCGCGATTCGAGCAGCGGCCAGATCTTTGCCTCGGCATTCTGGCGGGCAATCTTCCGGCCAACCTCGGCATCGAAGTTCCGCGAACTGGCGCAGGCCGACTCGCCAGTTACGGTGAACCCGTTTTCCAGGACCAGGACGCAGAAGGTCAGGGTATGAAGGCTGGCGGGCGCCGTGTCGATGATCGTCTAACATTCCGGCCTGCTCCACTCTTTACCAATCAGCCCATGGGCCGCGGTGAAGTAGTGTTCGCTGGCAATCGCCGCGTTGATAATTTCGGGCGTAATTCTCAGCGCCGTTAGCCCCTTGGCCTGGATCTCTTTCTCGATTTCTTGATCTTCAATCATTCCCCAAACCCTCCAAGTATTGAGTCCATCATGTCGTGGGCGCGGCCATCCTTCAAATGCCGCCATAGGTACGGCGCGGCATGTTCCCCGCGCAGAAATTCAATGATCTGCTTGTGGTACTGGGCGAATTCGTCCTGATCCGCCGCGGCATAGCTCACGCTCTTCGGCAAGGGCACAATTCCGCCCTTCGGACCTGGCACCCATACCACCCAGGCCGCGCCGATCTTTAGCCAGTCGCGGAACATTTCAAAGTTCGTGAAACGGTCTTGGGCATCGAATACGGCGCTTTCGATTTTCAGGTGGCGGCGGTGATAGGGTCCCGATCTCGGAAACGCCATTTCCACATTGAAGGCCTCGCCCGCTTCCATCCGCATGATCCGGTTCCAGATCCTGCGCCAGCCTGTCCGATGTTCCTCGTTGCAGCCATCGATGGCGCCGAACAAAAAAGCCTTGACGGCCTCTTTATCGCGCTCGAGAAGCGGCGCAGAGTCGGTGCGGAACAGGGTGAGCTTTGACATCAAACCTCCTGCACTACCATGCCCAGGCACTCGCGCATCTGGCGGGCCTTGAGGCGGTAAGTTGAATCCTTGGCCGTGGCCGGGCTCTTCACGTCCTCTACCGTCATCAACCCGCGGGCAATCAGGTCGGCCAGGACCGGCAGGGCCTCGGGCAAGAAATAGACATGGTCGGCCCGGTACTCGACACCACCAGGCAGGCGGAAGGAGATCTCCCGGCCGAGGATGGCGACGGCACCGCCGCGGAACATGGTGCGCAGATCCTTCCATCGCTTCGCCTGCTTCTTCGAGGCGTGGATGGTGCCGTCTTCGTCGGCCGTTACCGCGTTCCGATACTTGGGCTTTTTGACCAAAGGGACCTTTTCGAGCAGCTGCTCGGAATGGTGGTTAAGTTCCGCCTGGGCAGCCTGATTCGGTACGCACGGGGAAACCTTCGGCCAGGCCTTGACCATGGCGGTATCAATCCGGCGCCGAGCTTCGTCCAGGCGCTCCTGTGACCAGCGCAGGCCGTTACTCATTTTCCTCAGACACCAGCTTGATTTTGTCCGGGCTCTCGACTTTCCCGGTCAGGATCCAATTCCCCAGGCGGTAGAAGCCCACATATAGGGGAACGTCCGCATCATCCACCGCGACCCGGCCGTGGATCCGGCGCGTCACGATTGCGGTGTCGACCAGCCGGTCGACGGACGGCTTGATTTCCGTGATCTCCCGCTTCTCCAGTTCCCCGATCAACGGGGGCATGCCCAGGGATACGGGCCTTGCTGCGTTGCTCAATCCGCTCATGGTCTAGCCTTTCCTTTGTTTTCTCGTCCAACCAGGCTTCTCTCTCGGCCACCGTTTCCGCTGGCGCCGGGTTGAAGTCCGCACAATCCCGCTCTACCTGGGCGGGATAGATAATCGCCAACCACCGCAGTTCGCAGTTCCCGAAGCCTTCTGCTGCCAGCCTGGGGACCTTGCGATAGAAGTTGAACCGGGCACATTCGATACACCTGCTCATGCGGTTTCCGCGGCCTGTCGAGCATGCTCAACCGCATAGATGACATCGGCCTTGTAGCAAGCCCAGTTCTTGCCGTTTTCGAGATAGGACGCCCAGCTCAGGCCATGCTCTTTGCCGCGCTTCTCGACCTCGGCATTCGTTTCGTGCCATGCCTTCAGGACAAGCGGTACAACAGAACTTCCCTTGCTTGCCGGAGCCCTGATCTTTGCCAGGAAGACGTCAAGGAAAGGCGGTTTGATGGGCAAGGGGTTATCGCTCTTCGCGCGATCAGCAGCAGCAAGCCCGTGGGCTTCGATAATCTCTGCGTCGGTGACGCCTGCATTGGCCCAGGCATGCAGGCAAGGATCTGTCGAAGGGATGGGACCTAGCTCGATTCCCCGCTTTGCTTCAAGGGAACACAGCAGCAGCAGCATCTGGCCGAACCGCGTTGACGGTTCTGTTGCTGGTGATGGCCTTTCTACGGAGATTTGGTTTACTGGTGTAGGTGAAGGTGATGGTCTACCGCTCTGTTGGCCTTCTCGTTGCAACGACCGTTCAACGCCCGTTGAATCTTCGTTGTCCTTTTGTTGCCCTTCCCGTTCCTTCGCTCGTTTAGCGGCAGAGGCCTTTCCGGCATTCTTCCGCTGCTCCATCAGTTGCTTCGAGCGCTCCAGTTCACGCTCGATTCTGCTGTGCCGCCATTCCCCATCGGCCACCTTGAAGAGGCGCGCCAAGGATGGGCGGTTCTTTTTCCAGGCGGCAAGAGAAAGGCGTGTGATGTTTGCCAGTGCCTCGTCATCATCCGGCAATGGCCCATTGCGCCAGTAGTCCATAATCATCAGGAGGTAGGCGCCGTGCTGCTCCGTGGTGAGGCGGGAGGTATCGGCCAGGTAGTCCGCTATGTAGAGCGGCATCCAGGTGTCCACCTTGGAATTCGCATTGCTCATTTCGTCGGCACCGCCTTTCTCTGCCAAACAGACTTTGGATTCATATGGCAGTTGGGGCTCTTCATCGGCGCGAAGCCGATCCGCTCGATCAGATTGGCCTTGGCTGCCCGGGTAATCACACCACCCCAGGCGCGCCCATCGGGAGGGCTTGGGAGGCCGCGAGACTGGGCATAGGCCCGCACGTCCTCGGTCATGAACATCCTGGTTTCCCGCAGATACTGGAGCAGCATCGAGTAGGCATGCTCGGACCAATTTTCAAAGACGGCATCGGCATGTTCCGTTGCGGCCTGCATGCCGGCATCGCGTCCTGCTCGGGCTGCCTCGAAGTCGATAGATAGCTGATTCATCATCGCGTCCCTATTCCGTCCCGGTTCCGGCGACCTGGTCCAGCCGCGCCTGATATACCTTGCGCATGTAGTCGTAACCGTGAGCCTTAATAATGAGAACTTCCCGCAGGTATTCAGACATGCCCATGCCTAGCGCCTGGGCCTGCTTCTTGAGGAGTTCCCCCGTTTCCTCGGAAAGGCGGACCTTTACTTCCGTGGAGAGCTTTCCCAGGGGGGAGGACTCTCCCGACCTGGCAAAACTGGCGCCCGGTGTATTGCTGCTCATGACAAAACCTTTTCTCGAACTACAATCTGCCGACCATGAGATACGCCATTGCAATTGCCGCCCTGCTCTCGGCCTGCTCCCCGGATCCCGGGGCATCGATCGCCAACCTGGAATCGGTGCGGAGAGAGACGGAGGGGAACTTGATCCGGCAGCAAGCGGAATGCGTCGCCCAGGCCCGGGAGCTTCCCGGCCAGCCCGCTATGTCGGCCGCCTGCTGGGAGGCTTATCGAGTCATGCAGCAGGCGGCCGAAACCACCTACGCCGACATCGACCGGCGCATAGCCGAGCTTCGCCGATAGCATTACGCCGCCCGTTGTTCTTGTTGCTGGGGGTCTTCCTCGGCGTAGACATCATTGAGGGTGATGTCCAGCCCGCGGGAATTGGCGAAGGACACAATCTTCTTCGCGGTCCCGATCAATGGGCTCTGTTTTCTGACTTCCAGGTGGGAAATGTTCGACTGGGTGCAACCCACTCCGGCCGCGAACTCTTCTTGGGACAGGCCCATTCGCTCACGAATGGCCCTGATTGCGTTGTAGGGAGCGTTCACTTTGACCTCACAAAAGTTTCACTGACGCCCCGAATAATAGGGGCACTCTTTTTGTGAGTCAATAGCGGAGCTAGTTTATTTTTACAAGCGCCGCTCGTTGCTAACCATAACTGACTCTACTAACCTGCTCTCTATGACATCCAAGAAATCAATCATTGAGCCGGTCCATGAGGAAGAGGCGGCCAAGCTGAAAGAAATTTTCAAGCGGGCAGCCGGCATGACCCAAGAGGCATTCGGCCAGAAATACGAGATCGGAACGCAGGGCAAGGTGGTCCGAGTATGGTGCGGCACCGACTTCTAGCCTGAAACCGTTACCGAATGTGTCACGCCCGCCACAGCGCGGGCTTTTTTTCGTCTAAATACTAGCGCCGCTCTTGACTTATACAATAGGGCCACTATTATATGAATTGTGGTGAGACGGTTTTGAAAGGGATTTGAAATGGGAATCGCGCTCTTCGTTGCTTGGGTTGTTCTGGCCCCCGTTGCCCTGATCAAGGGTGTCGACCTGGTCTATGCCATGGCGAATCCGATGCCGGCCCCGGCCCCCTGCCCCGCCCCCGAATTTGATGACCTGTACGGAGTTTGAAATGGAAGCCCTGATTCTTCTTGCCTTGTATGCCCTGGTTCTCCTGGATGGTGATGTTCCCAGGAATCAGGATCCCGCACCCGCCTACAACTACTACGGAGAGTGATATTTCGAACGCAAATTACACCCCTGGACCTTGGCGCCTGAATGGGGGAGGATGTTCGTGGCGGGCCTGCCGATGTGGCTATCGTCACTTTATGCAGCCGCAGTAAGGCGCGACTCGGCGCAGAGCGGTATCAAGCCCAGCGCCTTGAAGATGGTGCCAGCTTGCGCCTGATCGCGGCTGCGCCTGATTTGATGGCGCACTGGAATTCCTAGTGGCCGAGGCGGAGCTAAACGGATGCCGGCATTCCCTAGCGCAAGCCCGCGCCGCCATCGCCAAAGCAAAAGGAGAGTGAAGATGAACCGAGCAGACCGAATCGCCAACGCCCTCGCCTTCCTGCGCCGCCTGATTGCAGCGGGCTGGGAGTTCCCCGACGCCGAGTGCAAGGCTGTTGAGAAATTCAGCTTGAGCCAAAGCGAAATGCGGGACATGCGCGCCGACTATGACAAGGGAGAGTGAAGTGATTGCCAAAGTCTCAATGCAGATGGTCCGGAACGTACTGCGCAGCAAGACCCAGTATTTCATGACCAATACCTTTGTCCTGTTCGACAAGGACGGCTGGAAAACCTACCGTGGCGCAAGCCTTTAAGGAGATCGACATGCTGCAACAAGGAAGAACCAACACCGCCAGCGCCACCACCAGGGCCATCAAGAAAGTACTAGGCGACAAGGCGGCCACTGTCGCCGTTAAAAGCTATGACTATTGTGGTGGCGCTGGGGAAGTCTCGGCCAAGGACCAGGGGGCCCTGGTTATCGCCCGCGAGGCCTTGATAAATGCCGGGTTCACCGTGAGCGAGATCGAAACCTTCACCGTCATGGATCCCCGCTTCTACGTCAACCCACCGGAAAGGAAGGCAGCATGAGCTACATCACTACCGCCTTCGCCTCTCCCTATGAGTTCACCGTGAGCTATGTCGAGGACGATGGAGTGCCCAGCATTGACCAGGTGAACATTGTGGTCGGGGACTTGGTCGAGGACGTATGGCCGATCGTTTCCGGCAATCCCAAGTACCGGGCCATCATCGAGCAAGCCGTCGACAAGGATTGGCAGCACCGCATCGACATGGCGAATCTCGAAGGCGAAGAGAACGCCGCCGAGAACCGGAGAAGCAATCGTTTTTTTTTTGGACATTGAACTAGCGCCCCTATTGCATTTCACAAAGAGCGCTACTATTATTCGTACATTACTACGCCGCCAGGAGATCTAAGTTATGAGCAACAGCCCCGCCCCCGCCGTCGAGAAGCCGGTCGTTTCCGTGGAAGTCCGCAACGTCTACGGCAAGCCGACGATCTACCCCGCCAACGATTCCGCCAACGATTCCGCCAAGAAGGTGACGCTGGACGTTGTCGACCTGGAAATCATTAAGTCCCTGGGCTTCACCGTCGAGGAAGCCCTGGTCCGCAAGCTGGCCGCTTTCTGAAAGGGGAAACCATGCAAATCGACATCAACGACGAAGACATGGATCTGATTGACCGCGCCCTGGTGGCGTTTGAAGAAGCCGCCAGAGGGGGTGGCCTCAGTGGTGTGTTGGCCGCGATTACCGCTCTGGATGGTCCGCCATCGCCCGAGCGCATGCGCGCCGAGATCTGCAAGGTGGAAGAGCAGATCAAAACCGAGGCCAAGGTCCGCCGTTTCCAATGTGCTGCCCTGCGCACGAAGCTGATGCAAGCCCAGGCCAGCGCCGTTATCAAAGCCGCCAGTGGAGGGTAATGCCATGGCAAACAACCTACCGCGCCTGCGCCTGGTGCAGGGCCCCAAGGAGGCCTTCATCCAGGAACGTGCAGAAGAGATCCTTCGCAACGAACGGGTACGCCTGATGCCCCGGGTTCCGCCCGCCCTGGTCGAGATCCTGGTCCGCGCCGTCGATGCACAGACCTCGCTGGATCTGTTCGAGGCCCAGGCCCGCCTACGCGACTACATGCACCAGGACGCCCTGATGCTGGCCGCCGCCGAATGGAATGCAGACGAACGTGGATAAGAAAACGCTCGAAGCACTCCGCCTGATCTTCTGGATCCTGATCGCCTACGCCGTAGTGGGGACCGTCGACTATGAAGCAGAACGCGCAACTGATTCCATTGTGCAAAGCCGAGTTGTCGGTCTTTGAAGGGGGAGCAAAGAAGGCCCACATCACCGACTGGAAAACCCTGGCCGAAGTCTTTGCGCAGGTTCTGATTGAAGAACACCCCACCTGGGCCGGCGCGATCAACCAGGCCATCAATGACGTTACATACACCCGCACCACCCACAAGACAAGGAGCAATACGAATGCAAAATGATTTTGGAGAAGGCCGCGAAGTGATGACGGTAGAAGAAGGCACCGTCGCCATGATCTCCCGCGCCGAGATTGACCAGCAAGTAGCCACGGCCAAGAAATATCCGCGCAGCCTGAAACGCTTTGTGGATGAAGCGACGGCCATGGTCACGCTGAACGAATCGATTGCCGCTCAGTGCGTCTACGCCCTGCTCCGCTGGGATGGAAAAAAGCAGGAAAACGTAGTGATCGAAGGACCGAGCGCCCGCTTTGCCGAGATCGTTGCTTCCGCCTGGGGGAACTGCCGGGCCGGCGCCCGCGTGGTCAATGAGGGCGCCGAGTTCGTGACCGCCCAGGGCGTCATGCACGACCTTGAGCGCAACGTCTCGATCACCTATGAAGTGCAGCGCCGCATCACCGGCAGCAACGGCGCGCGCTACAAGGCGGACATGATCGGCGTTACCGCGAACGCAGCATGCTCGATTGCCCTGCGCAATTCCATCCTCAAGGGCATCCCCAAGGCCTTTTGGGAACCGATGTATGCCAAGGCCCGCGCGGTCATCGCCGGCGACGCCACGACCCTGTCCTCGAAGCGTAGCGAGGCATTCAAACAGTTCGCCCTGTATGGCATTTCTACCGAGCAGATCCTGGAGAAGCTGAACCGCGAAGGGATCCAGGACATCACCATCAACGACCTGGTACTGCTGGCCGGCATGCTCACCGCCATCAAGGACGGCGACACCACGCCCGAGCAAATGTTCTCCCCCGCCGAAGGGCCCAAGGCAGGTGTATCAATGCCCGGAAAGAAGTCTCAAGCCCAGGATACCGCGGCGCCAGCGACAGCCGCCAGCACCGACCAGCAATCAGGCGAGTCCAAGACGGAAGGGAAAAAGAAGGACAAAAAGCCCGAGCAGAAACTGGGACAGGCCAGCGAGGGGGAGCGCATGTATCTGGACAAGAAGTGCGAGAACCTGGGCATCACGCTGGTATCGGTTGCCGCCGAAGCTGGGATCTCCGATCTGGAAAACCTAACCACAGACGGCTTCCTTGCCATCAAGGATCTGCTGGCGCAGAAGGAATCCGCCTAAGTGCTTGCCTTCAACGAAGAGCGGCATGAGTACCGTTGGCATGGCCGCCTCGTGCCATCGGTAACTCAGATCCTCAAGGATCTTACCGACTACTCGATGGTCCCGGATGCGGTACTCAATCGCAAGCGGGACATCGGGATAGCGGTACACAAGGCCATCGAGTTGGACCTGGACGGCGACCTGGACGAAAGCACGATCGATCCAGCGTGGTCCGGCTACTTCGAGGGATGGCTGCGGTTCAAGTTCGAGTCCGGATTTATCGTTGCCCAGGCGGAACACAAGGACTATTCCGAAAGGTACGGCTATGCCGGCACCCTGGACCTCCTGGGCGAACTCCCCAATACCGGAGGCGCCCTGATCGACACCAAGACCTGCGCCGTCCTCATGCCCAGCGTAGGCCCTCAGACCGCGGCCTATGCCGAATTGGCAAAGAAACCCCGCATCAATCGCTATGCCCTCCAGCTAACACCGGAAGGCAAGTATTCCCTAGTGGCCTGTACCGATAAGTCGGACTGGGCAGTATTTCAAGCAGCACTCACCTTGCATAGATGGAGAAAGCAACATGGCTGACACCAACCTTGTCGTCAAAGAACCCGATCAACTTGCCTTAATCGGACCCGCAGATCGCGCATTGCGTGAGGCCCAGGACATCGTTGTCGACTCACCTGAAATGTACGAGATTTGCGCGACCAATCTGGCACAGGTAAAGGGCTTTATCAAGAAGTCGGAAGAGGAACGCACCGCCCTGGTGTCGCCGCTGAATGCGGTTATCACCCGCCTCAATAACCTGTTCCGTGGTCCGCGCGAAACCTACGAGGAAACCGAGCGGGTCTACAAGCGGAAGATGCTTGGATTCCAGGAAGACCAGGAACGCAAGCGTCAGGAAGAGGCCGCGCGGATCCGCCGTATCGAGGAAGAGCGCCAGGCCCAGGAACGCCGCCGCATCGAGGAACAACGCCGCGCCGACGAAGAGCGCGCCCGCCTCGAAACCCAGCGCCTCGAAACCGAACGCCAGGCCGCCCTGGAGGCAGGCGATACCGTCAAGGCTGCCAAGATCGATGCAAAGATCGAGATGGTAGCCGAGGTAGTCGAGATCAAGAACGAGGCCGCCCAGGATCTCACTTCCCTGGTTTCTGCCGCCCCTGTTGCCCAGGGGGTTCCGGAGGTTCCCAAGGTAAAGGGCGTATCCACGAAGACGGTTTGGAAGACCCGCATCACCAACAAGGCCGAGGCACAAAAGTTCTGTGCCGACAATCCGATGTTCGCCAATCTGTTCGTCTTTGACGATAAGGCCGCCAACAAACTGGCCGGCGCCCTCAAGGAAAACATGGTGATCCCGGGCCTTGAAGTGTTCGAGGAAAAAATTATCTCTTCGAGGGCTGCATGATGTGGTTCCGCAACCTTAAAGTATTCCGCCTCGGCGGAGATTGGCCTCGGGAAATTGCCGACTCTTTGGCAAAGCACAAGTTCGAGCCCTGCGCCGCCAGCGCCATGTCCAGCTACGGATGGATACCGCCACGGGGCAACCCGGAAGAGTATGTCGTCACTGTCGGCGGCATGCAGTTGATCGCCCTGGGCATCGAGGAAAAACTGCTGCCCTCTTCCGTGATCCGGCTCTATATCGAGCAACGCCTGGAGGAAGTCGAAGAGCGCCAGGGATTCAAGCCCGGCCGCGGCCAGATCCGAGAAGTCAAGGAACAAGTCACGGCCGAACTGCTGCCTCGGGCATTCGTCAAGCGCCGCACCACCCATGCCTGGATCGATAACGCCGGCCGCTGGATGGTGATTGATTGCGGCACCCACAGCAAGGCCGACGAGATCATTGAGCAGATCCGAAGGACCTTTGGCCTTGCCCCGCTCCTGCCAATCCACACCCAAATGTCGCCAGCCTCGGCCATGACGGAATGGCTGGCCGCGGGAGAGGCGCCGAGTCCCTTTACCGTCGACCGGGAATGCGAGCTTCGCTCGATGGCCGAAGAGCGGTCAACGGTCAAATACACCCGGCATGCCCTCGAAACCGAAGACATCCGGCACCACCTGGAGGAAGGCAAGAAGGCTACTCGGCTGGCGATGACCTGGAACGGTCGGATCAGCTTCGTGCTTACCGAGGATCTGTTCATCAAGCGCCTGGCATTCCTGGATCTACTCAAGGAACAGTCGGAGAAAGCCGCGACCGAAAACCAGGAGGACATCTTCGAGGCCGACTTCATCATCATGTCCGGAGAAGTCTCGCAGATGATCCCGCAGGTAATCGAGGCCCTGGGCGGAGAAGTGACATGACCCGAGCCATGGCGATCGTGCTGCTCCTTGGCGCGTCCGGTTTTCTCTTCGGCCTTGCCGGGATAACCGTCGCGCAGGCGATCTCGATTACCGCCCTTGCCCTGGTGGTCGCGGTCGGCATTACGTTGATCTCACAGTTCCTTACCCCCTTCCTGTCCCTACTCGATGAAGAGAAACATGAGGATCCAGACCATGAAGTTCACCCCCGTTGATTCTTCCGCCATTGCCGAGATCGGCTATGACGAACACACCAAAACCATGGAAGTGAAGTTTCTCAAGGGCGGCCACTACCGCTACGAGGGCGTCACTCCACAACACCACCAGGCCCTGATGAAAGACAAGAGCATCGGCGGCCACTACCGCCAGCACATCCAAGGCAAATTCAAACAGAAGAAGATCGGATAACCGCCATGATTCAATCAGGAACCGCCCGCCTGGGCGCGGACGCAGAGCTACGCTTTACCCCTGCCGGAGATCCGGTAGCCAGCATGAGACTTGCCTACAACTACGGCAAACGGAGCGCCGAAGGAAAGCGGCCTACCCAGTGGATTGAGGCAAGCCTTTGGGGGGAGCGGGCACAAAAGCTGATCGAGTACCTCAAGAAGGGAAAGGAGTTTTTCTTCGCTCTGGACGAGCTCCATATTGAAGAGTTCGAGCGGACCGACAAAACCAAGGGGCACAAGATGGTTGCCCGGGTACTTGCCATCGAGTTTGTTGGATCTGCCGGCGCCGGCACAGAGCAGCCGGGATCTCCCGGCAATACCAGGAGCCAGGGGACAGCACCGGCACCGACAAGCGGCCAGTCCTTCGGTGACTTTGAAGACGACATCCCGTTCTAACCCTTTCGCGCCCTGCCCCCGTAACTTTTACGGTCTGAACTTGTGGTGAGTGAAGGTGGGGCGCACCTGACAGGAGATGGAGATGGACAGCTACCAAGCGATTTACGACGCAGTGCGCAGCCGTATAAGCGGCGGG